CTCCAATTGCAATTAAGCGGCGACCTTCTTGCAGAAGACCTCAGACAAGTATTAGAAATCCTTGCCGAAATAACAGGCGGCGAAATCACCCCCAATGAAGTATTAGGAAATATCTTTAAGCATTTTTGCGTCGGAAAGTAGAGCACTTTTTTCGTAAAACAAACAGAGTAAAAAGAAGTACAAAAAACTCAAATAACCACGATAAATAAAGGATTTCTTAAATATCGTTATAATTATATCATTTTTAGTTCATTTTATTCCATTTGTCATTTATTTGTTGTTATTTTGTTGCTCGATACGCAATAAGCAACAAAAGCAACAAAGTTATGACATCATCAGAACCAATCAGATTACGGAAACGGCTGCTCAAAGATGGCAGGCAATCACTTTACCTTGACCTCTACCACAACGGCAAGAGGGAGTATGAGTACTTAAAGCTCTACCTCATCCCTGAGAAGTCCAGGGCTGACAAGGAGAAGAACAAGCAGACGATGAAGCTTGCCGAGGCAATCCGGGCAAAGCGCATCGTTGACTATCAGAACGGAAAGTTCGGTTTCCATCAGAAAGAGAATGATATCCGCTTCTTCGACTACTACAAGGCCATGTGCGAGAAACGCAGGGGCGGCCCTGAGTCACGCGGCAACTGGGGAAACTGGTACTCGTGCCTGAAGCATCTGGAGATATACGAGAAGAACCAGGATATCACATTTGCCGACATCACATCCGAATGGGTGCATGGATTCAAGAATTATCTGGAGATCAATGCCAAGGCGTGGGCACCGAGGTATGAGCGCGAACTGGAATACCACAAGCTATCCAGGAACTCGAAGCTGTCCTACTTCAACAAGCTTCGTGCATGCATACATCAGGCTCTTGCAGACGGAGTGATAGAGCAGAACCCGTTACGAGGTGTCGAGAACTTCAAGGCCGAGGAAAGCAAGCGAATGTACCTCACCATCGACGAGGTGAAGGCCATCACCAAGGCAAAGTGTTCTTCTCCTGGTGTGAAGCGTGCCTTCCTGTTCTCTTGCCTGACTGGTCTGAGACGATCCGATATACAGAAGATGACATGGGGAGAGGTACATCAACAGGGCGAGTTCGTGCGCATCATTTTCAAGCAGAAGAAAACCAACGGACAGGAGTATATAGACATCACGCCACAAGCCGCAGAACTGATGGGTGAACGCAGGAAACCGACAGACAAGGTCTTCTATGACTTCCTGAGTGCATCACCAACCAATCATGCCATCAGGGAATGGATGCTTCGTGCAGGCATCACCAAAGAGATTACTTTCCATTGTGCCCGGCATACCTTCGCCGTCATGATGCTTGACCTCGGCACCGATATATACACCGTTTCGAAGCTCCTTGGTCACCGGGAGTTGACCACGACGCAAATATACGCAAAAGTGCTCGACAAAAACAAGCAGGCGGCGGTTATGAACATACCAGATATAGGTCTTGAAAAGTAACCGTGAATTTTGCCGCAGCAAAAGTATCGGCAAAAGTATCGGCAAAAGTATCGGCAAAAATCGAAATTTGCTGCACTATTTGCCGCACCTTTTGCCGACCCTTTTGCTGGAAGTTTGCCGCAACACGTTTTGCATCATTTGTGGTATGAATTGTTAAATCCATTAACTAAAACGCCGAAAACGCCGATTTTTCGTTTTGTTTGTCGCGGCAAAACTATCGGCAAACGCCGCGGCAAAAGTAGCGGCACCTGCTGGAATTTTGCCTATATATATAATATAATAATGAATAAAAAAATGATTAAATAATAGTAAGAGTAAAATAGGGGTATGGGGAAAGATGAAAAAAGCGAGGCTGTCTGTTCGGCTTCGCTTTTTGTTTTATCATTCCACATGTGACCTACGGAATTGCTTGCCCGTCCCGAGCATCAGCCATACCGCATTCACCCCGAAGTACTTGATTAGCGGAACCATCCATGCCACCTCGAAATATCCCTTGCCCATATCCGCACGCTGTGCGTAAAGGTGTCGCTTGTCGATACCATACGTGTCGCAGAACCCGTTCATTCCACCTGGCATCTTCTTTTCGTCGATAAGCAGCTGCAATGTATCAAAGAACCTCTGCTGGATATCCAGAGTCTCTTGTTTGTAGGCACGTCTCTTGCTCATAGTTCATTCCTCATATTTTCCAACAAGGTTTCTTTTGCTATCAATGACAACGCATGACTTAATCGGTACATTGTGTGCCTTGGCCTTATCAAAAGTTTCCTTGGCGATTTGGCTTAAATCGGTACCTTTACGAGTTTCTCCAATATCAAGCGTCAATACAGAGTCCTTCAGAATTGGCGAGAAAGCCTCATAATCTTTAAGGAAGTGTTCATAATGAACGCGTTCCTGTACATCTTTGGCATGATTGACCGCTTCTTCATAATATATACTCTCATTTGAAGATTTTTTCTCGCCACAACTGATCAATGCAGCTGACAGAATTAATGAAATTACCAATTTTTTCATAAGTATATCACATTGTGTTCTTTGATATTGCTCCCTTTACTATGAACAGCTGCAGGATATCTTCTTTATCAATCTCAAAGCTGTCATAGTCCTTGTTCTCTGACACGCACAAAACACGTGAATTGTCAGAACCCTGCCTCAGATACTTCACCATCCTGTTGCCTTTCTTTGTGATGACGAGGTAGACGTTTCCATAGTCGATGAAACTCTCAGTCCATTGTTTCAGGATAATTATCTGCCCATTCTTGTATAGCGGAGACATGGAGTCACCGTATAGATTCACGGCATCCGTACAATCCTTGAACTCGGGGATTGATATGTCAATGAACCTTTTCGTGTCGTTGTCATTGAACAACTCAATTCCACCTCCAGTAGCATCAATGTCAACCCAGTACCGTATCATCGAGAACTGCTCGCTTTCGTCTGGCTCTTTTAGCATATCACCCTCACCCAAAATCAGCCACTGGAGATTAAACACGCTTCCGAACGCCTCATTGAAACGACGAAGGAAGTTATCAGTTAGTACATTTTCAACGCCCTTCATTGCCTTAGACACATTAGAAGCCGTTGACTGCATTCTGTTTGCCACTTCTTCTTGCGTATGAATTATCCCTCTGCTTCGGAGATAATTATAGGCCTTTTGAAATCTTTCTTTTCTGTTCATAACCACTTTTCTTGTTGTCAAATTATTAAATTTTCTTAATATAACAATAAATATTGCTATTTCTTTTTGTAATAACAAGTAATGTTGTTATCTTTGCACCGACAACCGTTTAAAGTTGCGACAAAGATAATAATTTGGTGTGTAACGCGCAAACATTTTTAAGGATTTATGGAAGAAAAGACATTCAAACAAATTTACGAGGGAGTAGCAAAACGCCCACCACTCCCTACTCCACGTAAGGAGTTTCTCAGCCGAATAGCTGAGTTGACCAAGAAGTCGGAAACAACTGTTAAGATGTGGGTGATAGGCAGACAGACACCAGATGCCCTTACTCAATCGGTTCTTGCAAAGGAATTCGGTATCCCTGCGCATATTCTATTTCCAACGAAGTGTGAGAATCCAATCTAAAAGCAAACGCAATACTGGTATGAGAATTACGAAATCAATGGTATCGAAATGGCTCGATACCGAAAGCAAAAAAGGAAATTTCCTGATGGACGGCGAGGGTACCGTTACGAGACGGGAAGTCATCCTCATGCATACCATCATCCTATTCGTTCTGGGTGGAGCCACCGCAATCGAGGATTCCATCTGGTTATCAGCTTTGTTCTTCATTGCCGCGTCTTTGGCAGTGAAGCGACTCAACAGGATCGACAAAACCAAGCAATCATGGCAACAGAAGAATTCAACCAAATCAACGAGCGACTGAGCAAGATTGAACGCCTTGTCCTCTTGTCCTCAAAGGAAGTACTGACTATCGAGGAGGTCAGCATCATGACCGGATTCACGGTAAGCAACATCTACCGCATGACATCCAAAAAGACCATCCCTTACTACAAGCCCCTTGGCGGCAAGATTTTCTTCGACAAGGCTGAAATCGAGAACTGGCTCCGTTCCAACAAGGTTGAGACGGATGCCGTGACAAAGTCGAGAGCAAAGACATATTGTGTAACACATAAATAGTGAACGTATGAAAAATATCATTATCAGACAAATGACGCTTCTGAACTTCAAGGGAGTCCGGGAGCTGACGGTGGACTTCGACGAGCACGAGACGAACGTCTTCGGTGCCAACCACACGGGGAAGACCACCCTATTCGATGCCTTCGTATGGCTCCTGTTCGACAAGGACAGCCAGGATCGCCAGAACTTCGGCATCAGGACCTACGACGAGGACAACAACATCATCCCGAAGCTGCCGCATGAGGTGTCGGCCTGCATCGAGGTGAACGGTGTCGAAATCAACCTCAAGCGCTGCTTCGTGGAGAACTGGGTGAAGAAACGTGGCTCACAGGAAGCGGTATATGACGGTAACAGCGAGGAACGCTACTGGAACGACGTACCGTGTTCCAAGGCGGAATTCGCCAAGAAGATTGCCGACATCTGCGACGAGAGCATCTTCAAGCTCATCACCAACCCCCTTTATTTTCCATCAATGAAGCCAGCTACCCAGCGAGGCATGCTGTTCCAGATGGCCGGCGACCTCACGGACATGGACGTGGCATTGAGCGACATGGAGAGGTTCGCCAACCTCGCCGAGCAGCTCGGTCACAAGACGCTCGACGAATACAAGCGCGAGATTGCCGCCAAGAAGAAGCGCATCAAGGATTCCATCGAGACAATCCCTGCACGCATCGATGAGAACAAACGCCAAATGCCGGAGGCAGAGGACTGGTCGGCACTTGAGCGTGACATCAAGGAGAAAGAGGCCAAGATTAATGAGCTTGACGGGCAGATTGCCGACGAGAGCAAGGCTTATCAGGCCAAGTCCAAGGAAACTGCCGAGAAAGCCAAGGAACTTGCCGAGAGGAAACGCCAGCGCATCAACCGCGAGAATGCCGTGCGTGACCAACTGCTGGCAGACTACTACAAGCAGGTAGAGGACTACAACAACCGCAAGATTTCCGCACAGCAACATAACTTCGATATCAGAGAGCGACGCAGGATTGCCGAAGCAGACCTGAGACGTGAGAAGGAGAACATATTGAAGCTACAGAGCGAGGTCAACGAGAAAGAGAATCGTCTTAGCAAGCTCCGGGAAGAATGGCGAAGCATCAAGTCCAGGGTATTCAACCCAGAGAACCTTGAAACCGTCTGCCCGCATTGCGGCCGTCCTTACGACCAGTCTCAGATAGACCGCAGCATAGAAGACCAGCTTATTTCCTTCAATGCCCACACCACTCACTTGCTGGAAGAGAACAAGACCAATGGTAAGAAGCTTGCATCGGAAGTCGAAGCTCTGAAAGCCGCCATCAATCAGGCTGAGGATATCAGAAATGAGAAGGATGGGCAGCTTGCCGGACTTGTTGAAAATCCGTTTACAGAGCCACAACCTGTAAAGCCTGACGTGACAGACGGCATTGCATCAGACACAGAGCTTCAGCAGCTCGACAACGAAATATCCGAACTGGAGGCAGAAATCGCAAAGCCCGTCGACAAGCCAGATACGGATTTCCTCACCGACGGGAAGAACCTTCTCCTTGAAGGCATAGCCGAGGACCGCCAGCGACTTGCAAAGCGCGATGCCATTGCCGCCACCATGAAGCGCATTGACGAGTTGGAAGCAGAGTTGAAGGCCAACAACGGGACGCTGGCTGAGCTTGAAGGCATCGAGTTCAACATCCTGGAGTTCGGCAAGGCGAAGGTGGCCATGGTGGAGGACAAAATCAACGGTCTCTTCTCCATCGTCAAGTTCAAGATGTACGAGCGACAGATAAACGGCGGCGAGGTGGAGACATGCGAGTGCCTGATGCACGGCACCCCCTACTCCGTGCTTTCAAACTCAGAGAAAATCAATGCCGGACTTGACATCATCAATGCCATCTGCCGAGCCAACGGCGTGTACGCCCCCATCTTCATCGACAACAGGGAGTCATCCACGGACATCATCGACGTGGATTCCCAAGTAATCAACCTGATAGTTGACGCTTCTTGCAAGAAGCTCAAGTTTCAATAATATTCACCAATAAACACTTATTCGTATGTCACAACAGCAACAATCAGCGCCCAACGGCGCAACGCAGCAGCCCAAGACGGCTGTAGTGAAGTTCGAGAACGTAGCCGACCAGGTTCTCGAGAAGGTAAAGAGGTTCACCGACGACGGCGGTCTTGTATTGCCAAGGAACTACTCGGTGGCCAACAACCTCAAGTCGGCATGGCTCATCCTTCAGGAGACCAGCGACCGCAGCGACAAGCCAGTACTGGAGGTATGTACGAAAGCGAGCATTGCCAACGCCCTGTTCGACATGGTGCTGCAGGGCATGTCAGTCAGCAAGAAACAAGGCTATTTCATCGCCTACGGAAACAAGCTGGAGTTCCAGCGTTCCTACTTCGGCACCGTGGCGCTGGCCAAGCGCGTACAGGGAGGCATCGTTACCGAGCCTGTCGCAAACGTCATCTACGAGGGTGACGAGTTCATTTACACCATCGACCCGAAGACGGGCCTCATTTCCATCATCAAGCACGAACAGAAGCTGGAGAACATCGACGACAGCAAGATTAAGGCTGCATACGCAATCGCCACCTATGCCGATGGTAAGACACAGACCACAATCATGACCATCGACCAAATCAAGAAGGCTTGGAACCAGGGAGCCACCAAGGGCCAGAGTCCGGCACACAAGAACTTCCCTGCCGAAATGTGCAAAAAGACCGTCATTGGCCGTGCATGCAAGATGGTCATCAACAGCTCTGATGACGCATGGCTCTACGACGGCAAGAAGGATGAGGACGATGTGGATGTAGCACAGCGTCAGCGTGACGCAGAAGTGGCAGGTCGTTCAGCTAACAAGCTGGAAGATGCCGAGTATGAGGAAATCTCAACGGGAGCTGCAGGAACCGCCGAACCTCAGCAACAGCAGCCTGCGCCAGCCCCATCAGCTCCTGCCAACGATGATGACCCCGGTTATTAACCCATTAAAGCCAGACGAAGTATGAAACTGCATATCCTTGGAAGTAACTCTCTCGGCAACTGCTACGTTTTGGAGTCCGCCAGCGGCTCTTTAATTATCGAGGCAGGTGTACGGTTTCTGGAAGTGAAAAAGGCTCTCAGATTCAAAATAAACGGCATTGTCGGGGCAATCATCAGCCACCATCACAATGACCACGCTAAGTATGTCAGCGAGTTGGCAACTTCCGGGATTCTTGTTCTGGCACTCTCTGAGACTCTTGAAGCCAAACAGCTGCTCGGCGCTCCTTTCACCAGGGCCATCGAGCCGCTGCACGGCATCAAGATAGCCGATTTTAAAATCATGCCTATTGCCCTCGACCACTCCAACAACGACGGTTCCCGATGTCCATGTGTCGGCTACGTGATAGATCACCCAGAGTCTGGGCGTATCCTGTTCGTTACAGACACGATGAAGCTTGACACTATAGTACCTCGCATGAACCACATCATGATTGAGGCCAACTATGCCGATGACATTCTGACAAGGAACATAAAGAACGGAAGCGTACCGCCTTCCATGCGTCCGAGGCTGCTGAAATCACACATGGAACTTGGCACGACCAAGCTGATACTGCAGGACAACGACCTCTCTGACGTGAGCGACATCATACTGATTCACCTGTCTGACGGAAACTCCGACGAGAAAAGGTTTGTCCGTGAGGTTTCGGAACTGACTGGCAAGTGCGTGTACGCAGCCAATGCCGGCATGACCATCGACCTATCAAAAGACCCCTACTGACATGGAAATATGCAAGACGGATGTGAAAAACATCATCCAGTTCCTTGAAGAGGCAGACGCCATCATCAAGGCGGAGGTGGCCAGAATGGAAGAACTCGGCAACAGCTCGCTTCGGCTACAGAACCGCGCAAGGCTCATGCGGCTCATGTCAAGGAAGCTGACAAAGAAACTCAATAAAACATCAATTCAGAACAACAATGGCAAAGAAGAAAGTTCCCATCAAAGAGAAGGTAAAGACGCGGAAGGATGAAATCCGCTTCAAGACGGACGATCCGAAAAGGATGCTCAACAAGTATATCTGCTCCCGTGTCATCAAGACATGGAGCGAGGACTTCGTGGATAATGATACAGGAGAGATTACGTCCGTTGAACGTAGCGATGTCCTCTTCGAGAAAGGCACCTACATCGACCGCGAAGTGCTGCAAATGATTCAGTTTTCGCAAGCCGCTGGTGAGTGCAGCGAAATAGAGGTCAGCAATCAGAACCGAGAGGCATACGAACTGGAGAGCACTCACCTCTTCCCGTACAGTTCGAAGGTGACGATTGGTGACAAGAAGTATCGCTTCATCCTCTACGCTACCAGTATTGCCAACGTGCTCGAAATCATGCGTGACTATCTGGAACTGAACTACGCCGGGGGATTCTCCATCACCAACGTACAGGAAATGGATTCCTGCATCATCCTCACCGATGAACTGACAAAGGAGAATCTGGATGTCGCCTATTTGCGTGATGGCATCGATATGGAAACGTATCTCAATGCCAAAGAAGGTGCAGATGAGTCTGAGGACGGCAATGCCAAGGAAGAGAAGAAGTTCTTCCAGATGGATATGAAGATAACGTATGACGACGGCATAGAGCTGCATCAGTCGTTCATCGTGAACACCTTCGACACTAACCGGGCCTTGCTGGTCATCAACAAGTATCTGCAGGATGCCGAACAGAAGCACGCGGAAAAGGTCAAGGAGAATGGCGGTAGCTATGAGATTCGAAAGAATATCCTTTGTATTGAAAAAGCAGCACCCATGCCTGTGAAGAGCTTCGTCCCGAAAGAGTTCTCCCTGGCATACAACGAACCAGAGTAAAAGCTATGGCATTAAGAGACCAACCATATTTGCCGTTGAACGTGCAGGACTTCCTCAACGATGAAAAGTTGCTGGAGTGTTCTGCATCGGCAACGGGAGTGTATATCAGACTTATGTGCATGATGCACAAGTCTGACCCATACGGCAAGATTGCCATCAAGTCCAGGGATATCTCCCTCTTCGGTGGTATCGAGCCGTTGGAGCAGTTCGCATCCCAGTTGGTTCGTCACATGCCATACGACAAGAAAGAGATTCTTAACGCCCTCAAAGAGCTTGTCGGTGAAGGTGTCATCTATGTGGATGGCAACTACCTTTGTCAGAAGCGGATGATACGAGACTCTGAAATCAGCGAGAAACGTGCTGAAGCTGGACGCAGGGGGTCATCCATCACCAACAAGCGTTTTGCCGCAACAAATGACGCGGCAAACGATTCGGCAAAACAATCGGCAAAACAATCGGCAAAAGGTACGGCAAAGCCGAAGTCTGATGTCAAGCACAAGTACACAGACACAGTCAAGATGACTGATGCAGAGTATTCCAAGCTTGTGGCAGATTACGGCGAGGACGGTGCGAAGAGAATGGTAGAACTCCTTGATAACTACAAGGCCGCTACGGGCCGATCCTACAAGTCAGACTACAGGGCTATACTCAACTGGGTCGTTGACAAGTACAAAGAAGAACTGAGAAAGAACGGCAGGGATTCTGGAACCTCTAAAGTGAATGATATATGGAAATAAAGGATGAAAAGGGCAATGTGATCAGAACAAACAGGATTGACCTCCTGCTGGCTAAGATTAAGCAGCGCGGCCTGTTCAATGACATCATACGCTACGGCTACATGGACTATGACCTCAATGAGTCGCTGCAGATGATAGAGATCATTGGCAAGAGCAGGACGCAGAAGTTCGTGCTTGATGACGAGAACCGCTTCACCTACACGAACCTCATTAAGTGGGTACACGGCGACGCATCCATGCAATGCCTCGATCCTAACAGCAAGGAGCATGTGAAAGGGAACTTGAAACGTGGTATCTACATAGCTGGCAATACAGGGACAGGTAAGTCGTGGGCGCTTGAAATCATCGTAGCCTATTCACGGATGATGGGATTCCAGATAACATTCGATGACAAGCAGACGGGCCTTTCATGGGCAAACATCAGTGCCGATGATATATGCTCAAAGTTTTCCAACACAGGTAACATCGAGAGCATCAAGAATAACAATATCCTCGGCATTCAAGACCTCGGGGCTGAACCAATGGAGTGCTGCTTCATGGGTAACAAGCTGGAGGTCATGCGCAACGTGATTGAGACACGCGGCGACAGGACTGACTACATCACATTATTCACCTCAAACCTACCTATGTCTCACAAGGCACTCTTAGACCGATACGGCGACCGCGTGGCCAGTCGTCTCGTGGAAATGTGCAACTACTTCGAGATTAAGGGGCAGGACAGAAGAAAACTTTAACTTTTAACGCAATATTGATATGGCAACAAAGAACGAACCAAAGAAAGAGCAGGAGCAGAAGAAGTCAGCTCCGGCAAAAGGCGGGAAGGTTTCAGACACCTTCAAGACAACCATCAAGGCATACCTCGACAAGCGAGCTGCCGAAGATGAACTATTCGCCAAGACTTACGCCAAGGAGAACAAGAACCTTGACGAGTGTTGTAACTACATTCTCCAGCAGGTACAGAAGTCGGGCTGCATGGGATTTGCCGACGAGGAAATCTACGGCATGGCAGTCCACTACTACGACGAGGATGACATCAAGAATGTGAAGCCTGTATCGGCAGGAAAGATTGTCGTTAACCACGTTGTAGAGCTCTCTGAGGCAGAAAAAGCCGAAGCAAAGGAGAAAGCCAAGGCTGACTATGAAAAGGAGCAGCTGGCAAAGCTGAAGGAGGAAGAGCGCAAGCGTGAGGAAAAGGAGCGCAAGCGCATGGAAGAGCGCAAGCGGAAGGCCCAGGAAGCCGCCGAGCGCCAGAAGTCATTGCAACTATCACTATTTGAACTTTAGGCCTATGTGTAGCGCAGGATTATTACTAAAGGCGACTCCCATTGAGGTATCAAAGGGTCGCAAGCCACATACGAAGCTCCAGCAGAAGTGCCTCGATTTGGCAGATACGCTTCCACCTCTTACTGAGGCACAGAAGAAATGGGCACGTAGCAAGATGTCCGGACTTGGATTCTACGTCACAAGAGGCCGAGGTGGTAAGCACAGCTGCATCTGGTGTCAAGAATGTGGCCAGATGGATGAAGTCGGTCTTCCCCCATTGGCCGTAGCACTAAAAATCAAGGATACGAAAACCCATATATGTTCCAAATGCGGAAGGAAACTTGAAGTCCGAGATTGGGCGCCTCGCTGGGATCACAAGCATGACGTTGAGCATGATTTCAATTTCGCCATTGTTACCGTATGCGAAGGGATGCAGGTTGTTAGAATGTTTAACTGGCATCAGTACAATACTTTGGGGAGTGAAACTATTAACCATGTTTTCGAGGTGTTCCAAGTCTGGTTTGAACCAATTAAAGGCAAGAAAGTTATTATTTCAAAGCAGTACACAAGAAGCTGGTATCATTTCAGATGGCACATGCACAGCGAGTGGAAAGTGAAATCAAATGCTCCTACAGGTGGTTATTCTTACAATGACGTTTACTCACTTGACAATATATTCATCTACCCAAGGGCAAAGATACTACCAATACTTAGGCGCAATGGATGGAGCAATAAGATGTTCAGTATGTACACAAGTCCTTTAGATATATGGCGTGGACTGCTGACAGATCCGACGATTGAAGGCCTGGCCAAAACACACCAGTATGATGTTATGGACTATTGGTTTAGGCACGGAGGCCCGAGGCGTGACAAATCACAATGGTTATCCCTCGTCAAGATATGCAACCGAAGGAAATACATCATAAAGGATGCTTCCATGTGGTTTGACTACATCGACCTGCTGGAATACTTCCATAAGGACACCCACAGTCCTCACTATATATGCCCGGAGGACTTGAAGCGTGAACATGACAGGCTGATGGATAAAAAGAAACGTATTGAGAAGGCCGCTGAACTGAAACGTCAGATAGCACAGGCAGAGAAACATGAGAAAGATTATAAAAAGCATCGTGGAATGTTCTTTGGTATCTGCTTCGGAAATGAAAACATCGTAGTTACCGTTATCTGCAGCGTCAAGGAAATGGCTGAGGAGGGCACGATGATGCACCACTGCGTATATGCCAACGGCTATTACGACCACAAACGCCACCCGGACAGCCTGATACTGTCCGCAAAGGACAGGGAAGGGCACCGCCTCGAGACGGTGGAGGTCAACACCAAGACATGGAAGGTTCTTCAGTCGAGAGCTGTATGTAACGGAACATCGAAGTACCACGACGAGATTGTGAAACTGGTAGAGAAAAATATCGGACTATTCAAAAAGGCAGCAGCATGAGTTACTCTGTAAAACCACTGGCAAAGGAAATGGAGAATTTCGGCTACCGTTATGGCATCGGAATGGCAGAGACGCTTTCCTCCTTGCTTGACTACATCATAGGCTATTGCGACCCCGATGGAAAGCCCGTCGAGGGATGGCGGTACAACAAGGAGCAGAACCAGGCCTTTTTCTCGATGATGTCAACCTACTTCAATATCATGCAGGATGCCCTCTCTCATGACGGCTGGCACGATGCCTTCGGCGATCTCTTCATGGAATGGGCAGGAAGCAAGAACGCCCTCGGCCAGTGCTTTACCCCGGCCAGCATCTGCAACTTGATGGCGGACGTCACCTTTTGCGGCCAGAAGCAGGACATTCCGCAAGTGAGTTGCAACGGATTCGGCCGACGTATCACCGTCAGCGACTGCGCATGTGGCAGCGGCCGTCTCCTTCTGGCCGCTGCAAGCAAGCTGGAGCGTATGGGTGCCGAAAAGCCCTATCTCATTGGTGAGGACATCGATGCCATGTGCTGCAAGCAGACCGCCATAAACATGATGATACACGGATGCTTCGGAGAGGTCATCTGCCATGACACCCTTTGCGAACCGGGAGAGGCACGGTTCGGATATATCGTTAACGAGGGGCTTTACCCCTTCCCCGCATTGCCTACCATACGTCGCTTCACGGACTCAAATGTGTTCATCGGGTGTCGTATATGGAAAGCGAGGAAACAGCCCCAGGAAAGCCCAAGAATTGAAGAAGCGGTAATCGTGGAGCCTGTCAAGGTGACTGCACCAGCGGCCAAGCCAAAGGCGGCTCCCATTCAACTAAGCCTTTTTGGAGATGACTATTAACGGACATACATTCTATGAAATGCCGACTATATGCGGATCCTGCCCCTTCTTCCTCGCAGGGAGGGAGGACACAATGGGATGGTGTACGGCATTTTCCAAGCATAAGAGCAGATGGGCAAACGTCCCCAAGCGATGTAAAGACCTGTTTGAAAAAGCCTTCAAGATAGGCGGTGATTTAGTAATCGTAATCAAGGAATAGACATGAAATATCTTGTAATATGCAAAGACAAGTCAGCGTTCTGGACTGACTATTACACTTTCGATAATATGTGGAATGGTGACACCATCCATTGCGTGATTGATATTGCAGCCGATAAGGTAACGTTTAACGGCTGTGATTGGCAGGAAGTTGAATACGACCATTTGTAATCGACTAACAGAATGGACTTCAACATTATACACAACATGGACTGCCTCGACGGGCTGAGAGCGATGGATGATTGTAGTATCGACTGTTGCGTCACCTCACCTCCATACTTCGCCTTGCGCGATTATGGTTGCAACGGTCAGATAGGCTTAGAGCATTCGCCTGAAGAGTATATCGACAAGCTGGTATCTGTCTTTTCCGAGGTGTTGCGCGTGATGAAGCCTGATGGAACTTGTTGGGTGGTGATTGGTGATACATACGCTGGTTCTTGCAAGGGAGCAGCCAATTATCCTGAAAATGCAAAGAAGTATAAGCAGGGAACGAATGTTGGATCGTTAGACAAAGCAATCGCGTACAAGTTCGTTACGGAAGCTAAAGACCGTGACCTGATAGGCATTCCGTGGATGCTGGCCTTTGCGCTCAGGAGACTTGGATTCTATCTGAGACAGGATATAATTTGGCACAAGACGAATCCGATGCCGGAGCCTGTCAAGTCAAGGTGTGTGAAGTCTCACGAATACATCTTCCTGCTATCCAAGTCGCGGACGTATTATTTCAACAGCGAGGCCATCAAGGAACGTGCCGTGACAGCCTTAAAGCGTTGGGATATTGGAAGCAGACAACGTGGAATACTGGTGCCTGGTCAAAAATACAGTCAATTCAGAGGTGGCTATTATATTCAGAACGAAATGTCAAATAAGAGAGACGTTTGGAGTATTGCGATTAAGACGACCAAAAACCAAAACCATCATGCCACGTTTCCTGAAGAGATTCCTACGAATTGCATTCTTGCCGGATGTCCTGATGGAGGCATTGTCCTCGACCCATTTATGGGATCAGGAACAACGGCTATGGCAGCGCTAAAGACTGGTAGGAACTTTATCGGATTCGAACTAAACACAAACTATTGCTACCTCGCAAACAGGCGGGTGGCAGAATATCAGAAACAGTTAAGACTATTTTGAGATCATGAAAGAAATAAAAAGTATAATTGAAAAGACAACAAATTGTTTCCTACATGGATTGCTTGTAGGTGCAGCAATGATTTGGTTACTATCATGCTCTGGGAATTGTCATGCCCAGACAAGGGCGGAGGTGCTGCAGGAAATCAAGAGGCAGAACATCCCCCACCCTGCCGTCGTGCTCGCTCAGGCAAGGCTTGAGACGGGCAACTTCAAGAGCGACTACTACCTTCGCACGAAGAATCTTTTTGGCATCAAGAAGAAAGGTAAGTACGCAATCTACGACGACTGGCGTGACGGCGTAAGGGAGTACAAGCGTCTGGTGTCGTCACGATACGACGGTGGAAGCTATTACTCCTTCCTCCGCAGAATCAACTACGCCAGCGACCAGAATTACATCGGAAAACTGAAAAAAATACAAGGATATCATTAAACCATTCAAGACCATGAACGAAGTAATAGAGTTCGGCGAAAGCCAAAGGACAATGAGCTCCATCGAAATTGCGGAGCTCACGGGAAAGAACCATTTTGACGTGATGCGCTCCATCCGTAACATGGAGCCGGCATGGGAGAAAGTAAGCCAAAGCAAATTTGCATTGGCCACCTACAAGGATGCACAGGGCAAGGAAAGGCCTTGCTATTTTCTCGACAAGAGGGAATGCCTGTACATCGCCACCAAGTTCAACGACGAGGCCAGGGCAAAGCTTGTCCTGCGATGGGAGGAACTGGAGACAAGGGAACGGCGGAACTTCACCGCCCTGCCCGATTTCTCCAACCCTGCCGCTGCCGCCCGTGCCTGGGCCTGTGAGTATGAGGCGAAGCTGATTGAGGCGAAGCGTGCCGACGCTGCCGAGCAACAGGTGTTCGCACTCTCGCAGGAGATTGAGCAGATGCAGCCGAAGGTCAGCTACTACGACACCATCCTCAACAACAAGTCGACGGTGCTCACCACGCAGATTGCCCTCGACTACGGCATGTCGGCGAAGGCGTTCAACCAGAAGCTGTTCGCCCTCCGCATCCAACACAAGGTAGGCGACCAGTGGATCCTCTACGCCCCCTACCTCTCGCAGGGCTACATGCATTCAAAGCCGATAGAGATTACCCGTCGTGACGGTCATAGGGAAATCAAGTACAACTCGGAGTGGACGCAGAAAGGGCGACTGTTCCTCTACGACGCGTTGAAGAAGCAGAACATCATCCCGTTAATCGAGCAGTAGCACCAGGAAGGAGTAACTTATGACGTACGACGAGATAACACTGTTCCGCAAGTTCCTCAATGGAAAGGGCGTGACGAATAACTTCGAGTATTTCTATGCCAACCACCGCTTCGAGAGAATCAGCATCGACGACTACTACGGGAAGGTTTCGGCGGAGAATGTCATACTGGACGCATTCGACATGGGTTCAGCCGGCAATACCATCTTCAACTTCAAGTACTGGAAGTCCCTCGACGAGAAATGGCAGCGCAAGCTGCGTGAGTTCAGGCTGACGGGGAAAATGGTGGAGGAAGCCACCGTCAAGTGCGCCCATTGCTGCAGGGTGCTTCCGAAGTCCGCCTTTCTGTACCGCTCGAACGGACTGCTCCACAAGCACTGCAAGGAGTGCGAGAGCGGAGAGTGGGACAGGAAGAAGAAAGAGCGCGAAAAGGAGGCAAAGGAGAGAGAGGAACGGGAAAGGCAGACCCGCCAACTGGAGAAGGAGATTAGCGAGAAGCAGGCCAAGCTACAAAGGCTGACAGATGAAAAGACTGATTGGGAGAGACACGACGAGATAGAGAGAGCCCTCAACTATGCCTCCCGCGTATCTGACAAGGAGATAGTGAGCCAAGAACCCGTCAGGAGCACCCAGACGGAGAAGAAGGGGGACTTCACCTTCTTCGACTTCGAGAGGACGAGCAGCCTGGCAAACAACATCGGCCCCAACAAGTTCGCCATCAATAACAAGAAAGGCAACTATACAGTGGTGATGAACATCGAGGACAGCAGGGCCATTATCGACGCAAGCCTGATGCGCCTTCGCCTGAGGCAGGACAACATCACGGGTGCCCTTCATTTCGTTTTCAACGCCACCGTCGGTGCTTCCTGTGTCGTCAGGAACAAGAAGAACGTCACCGTTGCCAACAAGCAGCTGGTGGGGTTCCTGGTCAATGCCCTCGGGTATGAGAGCACGACTGAGCGCATCCTTGTCGACATATCCGACAACCTCTCTCGCACCAGAGACTATGTGACGTTCCTGATCAAGAAACCCAAGAAATAATCTCATGTGTACGATAATGACAAGGGGCGGAGCATTGACTTGGTGGGGAAAGGAACTGCCAAGGGAGGTCGCCTACTGCATCAAGGAGATAGGTCAGGACTGGCGTGAGGTTACCTATAAGGAAATCTTTGCCAGAAAGAAAGCCCAACAGGATGCCAGAATCTCCATGAAAAGAGAACATGAGGAAGTGAGGCCTTGCGCTGTATGGGTGTTCTTCAACGAACACGGCATTAACGACATGTTCTTCAAAGGGTGGTGGATATACTTGCGTACGTTGAGGGGCGACTATGCCCTGAACTTCCGAAATCCGCGTAAAGACCTGGTAATGCAGATTAAGCAGCTCTTCCCTTGCGGATGCATCCCCTTTGATGCAGAGTATGACGAACTTTGGTTTTCCGCTTTCGAGAAGCAGTACCATCGTACTGGGAAAAGAAAGAGGAACGCTATAGCATTCGCCAGATGTCAGTTTAACAAACGTGGATATATCACCAAAATCTTCAAATAAGTACATCGTAGTGAGTAGTGTGTATAGTAGTATTTAATATCATAGTACAACATTATGGCAACAAAGATAGAATGGACTGATAAGACATGGCAACCGATGCACGGCTGCACCAAGGTAAGCTCGGCATGTACCAACTGCTATGCAGAGGTGATGGCCAGGAGGTTGCAGGGCAACCATGTAAGGAGTTATGAGAACGGCTTCAAGCCGACATTGAACCCAGACGTATTGAACGAACCCTACAAGTGGAAGAAGCCAAGTATGGTGTTCGTCTGCTCCATGGGCGACCTGTTCCACCGTGACGTACCCTGTGACTACATCGACCAGGTTATGCAGGTGATACGCGACAATCCACAGCACACCTTCCAGATACTCACAAAGAGGGCTGAGAGAATGGCGAAATATTTCATGGGTGGTGCAAGTGAAGGTGTTCCTCAGAACGCATGGCTGGGTGTCACCTGTGAGAGCTTCAATTACTATGACCGCATCGACTGGCTCAGATGGATTGACAAGGCACCCGTTCGCTTCCTCAGCTGTGAGCCACTTATTGGATATCTGGATAACATTAACCTTGACGGCATTGATTGGGTTATCACTGGAGGCGAGAGCGGATCATGCGCAAGGCACACACCCGCAAACTGCTTCCGTGACCTCAGAGACCGTTGTATCAAAGCCAATGTCCCTTTCTTCTTCAAGCAATGGGGAACATGGGGAGAGGACGGTATCAGGCGCAACAAGAAAGACAACGGCTGCCTGCTCGACGGGAGAGAGTGGAAACAATACCCGACACCAAGGACAAACGACAGGGAGGGAAAGGAATGTTGACGGTTATAGAACGGTTCCATGACTTGATTGAGGACATGGAAGCCTACAAGCGGCAATTCCCGGAAACCGCCGTTCCTTATGCAAGGATTAAGGAGTCTCTGGAAGAACGGGTGAACGATCCTGTCGGCAGCACCTTCGGGCTCAGCATCGCGACAGATTGGGAAGACAAGTGCTATGGTTTCGAGGTGGATAGGGTAACCCCGGAAACTACCGTTTTCAGATATTGTGGAACTTGGAAAACATAAGGAGGCAGACGTATGACGTACGAACGCAAATATGTGACTATATCTGGAAGCAACTATGAATTGTGCATCCTGCAGATTGCAGATGAAACGGGCCTCGATGCCAATCTGGTAGAAGAGAAGGTGAAAGAGCTGTTCCGTGAAGCAGAAGAAAGAGGCGACCTGAAGGACGGCCAGTTGGTAGTCGGCTATATTGCCCAAGTTCCGGACATAAAAGAGGAACTGGAGTCTATGGCTCTGAAGCTTCAAGATATTGCGGATAAGATGTGCTATGTTGAGGATCTGTTGCTCCCTGCAAAGCCAGAATGTCCTCAGTACATCGAGAGGCTGCACCCATACAAGAAGCATGAGAGCCACGGAAAGCGCAATTACTGGCACCGTATCAGGAGCAATCCCCGTCAAAGGTGAGTAACAAGTCAGACAACAAGAAACAACGAGAAATCGAATTTAATCACATAAATTGAAAGAAAGATGAAAAGAGTATTTAAGTACCCTCTCGTCATTGATGACGTAGTAGAAGTAATTATGCCGAAAGGCGCAAAAGTGCTGACCGTTCAAATGCAACATAACGTACCCTGTATTTGGGCTGTTGTCGAGTCTGAAGAAACTGAACTTGAATCACGGTTCTTCCGTATCGCAGGAACCGGGCATGGTATTGTAGATGAGATAGTCGATAACTATATAGATACATTCCAAATGCGTGATGGGCTGTTGGTGTTTCATCTGTTTGAGATAAAGAACTCTTAATATTACAATTATGGAAATAACAAGAAGTAAGACCGTGGTACTGATGCTGTCGCACCACTACCCTAAAACCGCCATCCATGCAGGGAAGCCCACCAACTTCAGGGAGCAGCTGCTGGACGGCCGCAAGATTCACACGTGCCGCGGCCGCTACGACGGCTGGGCTCACAACATCGACAAGGTGAACACCCTCAACTACGTGCTGTCAGTCCGCGAGTGGGACGGCAAGCCCTACGGGAAGGGAGTGAAGCAAAGGGAAATCAAGCAGTACCGCAAGGCGGGCTACCAGCGCATCACCATGAACTACGACCGCGGCACCGACGAGCTGAGGTGCGTCATCGACGGCAAGAGGTTCGACGACATCGAGCAGCTGGCGCGCAACGACGGCATGACGCTCGAGGAGTTCAAGGACTGGTTCTTCGGGCAGGGACTCGACAGGACGGTCTTCAGCGGCGTGATCATCCACTTCACTGACTTCCGCTACAATACAGGGAATAGTACTACCCCATTGTAAGGGTGGTGTATAGTAGTATAATCATAAATAGTACAATCTATATGTCGATAAACAAGGCAATACTGGTCGGGAACGTCGGCGCAGAACCGAAGGTGACGACCTATTCAAGCGGCAAGGTGGCACAGGTATCGCTCGCCACCACGGAGCGGGGGTACACCCTGCAGAACGGCACACAGGTGCCTGAGAGAACTGAGTGGCACAACCTCATAGCATGGGGGAAGACTGCCGAAGTGATGGAACGCTACGTGCACAAGGGCTCCAAGCTCTACGTGGAGGGGAAGATAAAGACACGCTCATACGATGACCGCCAAGGGCGCAAGTGCTACGTGACGGAGATACACATCGACGTGCTTGAATTGCTCGATCCGAAGCAAGCAGCCAACGGCAACCAGCAGCAATCTCCATACGATGACCGAATAAACTTCTGAGACTATGCCGAGAAAAGGTAGAATGAGCCCGGAGGAAAAGTTCGCCATGCTCCTTGCCAGATCCAACACGGGAACCAAGCAGAAGCCATCGCACATAGAGAGCGAGATGCAGCGGTCGTGCAAGAAGTGGTTCGGCCTCCAATATCCCAAGCTGGGCCGCCTGTTGTTCGCCGTTCCCAACGGCGGTGCCAGGAACTCACGCGAGGCAGCCATCATGAAGGCGGAGGGAGTAACCGCCGGAGTGGCAGACATGATACTGCTCATACCCCGTCACGGCTACGGCAGCCTGTGCATTGAGTTCAAGACAAAGGAAGGTCGCCAGTCGGACAGTCAGAAGCTTTGGCAGACAGACGCGGAATCCAACGGAAACAAGTACGTCGTGATACGAAGCGTGGAGCAATTTGTTAATGAAATAAAAAAATATTTGGCTGACTGAGTTTTTTTGGTTTTAAAAGTGCCTATCAAGCACGGAAATTTGTAAATTTGCGCAATTACAAATGTTACATATTAATTAGCAATGGAAGAATTTGTTTTCAGAGGAATGGGCATGATGTACATGCTTTCTGTAGTAGTCATGTTGGCAGTCATCGTTGCCATGGGTGTTGATTTCGTCTCTGGCTGGCGTAAGGCCAAGATACGGGGTGACGAGCATACAAGCTATGCAGCTTCACGGACACTTACGAAGTTCCTAATCTATGAAGGCATCCTGCTCATTGGCGTTTGCATTGACACAATGATACACTTCGTATGGGCAATGCTGATGGATGGGTCATACTTCGTCCCGCTGATGACGATAGTATGGGGTATCATCCTGTGCATTGTAGAGGCATGGAGCGTCAGGGAAAAGGCAGACAAGAAGCAGCGAAAGAGGATGGACGAAGCCGCTGCGGCCCTTGCCCAGATCCTCGACAAGGAAACGGTGCTTGAGATACTGAGAGCCCGGATGAAGAATGAGGAAGCCTCAGACATAGCTGAAGACATATAGACGAAAGAGAGGTCACAAAAAAGAGAGCCGCCGGAAGCCACTCATAAGTTCGCTTCCGGCGGCTCTTCTTGGAAAGGAGAGGCTTCGCTATGGGTTGTCGTCGTCCTCCCCGTCGTCGGTCACGGACGTGCCCATCTGCTCGATGTCGAGGAACGACGCCTTCTTCCTCATGGTGACGGAGTCGAGCGGGAACGCCTTGCTCCTGTTGGGGAGGAAGCGAAGGTGCACCTTGACGATCTTCTCCGAGGTGTAGTCCTCCGCAAGGTCCTCGCCCCTCGACTCCGCGCTCAGGTAGAACGTGCCGAGGTCTCCGAGCCGCACCTTCTTCGAGTCGAGGCACAGTTCCACGAGGCAGTCGCACGCCGCCGTCAGCACCCCCATGATGGTAGCCCTGTCGAAAGGCGAGCCGTGGCTGGAGATGTGGTTTGCGAACTCGTTGGTGGTGAGCGTCTCCGTATGCACGATGCGCCCGTAGGTCTTCCCGAATGCGGTTGAGCCCTTCACGTTGTTCTTGTACTTTCTCGTAATCAGTTTAGACATGGTTTCTTTTTCTTTTAATCGTTAGACATCCTGTTACTTCACTCGCGTAAACGTTTACCGTGTGCAAAGGTACCATTTCCGCACGGCCACGAAAATGGTTCCTTCGGCTTCCATCGCCTTCCGTCCCGTTACGTCCAGTTTCGTCCCACTGACGGCAAGGCGGCACTTTTCCAGTGCCAAACAGGCACTTTTCCACCGCTAAAGCGGCACTTTTCCAAGATTGTGCGGTTATGTCCTGTTATAGGGTGTCTCCGAACCGCCGAATGTGGGCGAAATTCCGTACCTTTGCAGGCGATTAGGCACGCGAATGGAGTTCAAGATACGCGAATACGGAAGGACGGAGCTTGCACTGGCATACTGCCCGGACATCGCCCCGGAATCCGCTTGGAAGAAGTTCAAGCGGTGGATGGAGCTGTACCCCGGCCTGATGGACGGCCTGCGTGCCATCGGCTACAGTCCGCGCACGCGGAGCTTCACGCCCCGACAGGTCCGCCTTATCGTGGAATGCCTCGGCTCTCCTGCCGATTAACAATATTTCTGATACGGAAACGGGCCATAACCAATATGATTATCGCCCGTTTCCTGTGTGGTTATTATCGTCCTATCCTATAGACTTTCTTCTTGTGTTCGTCAATGAACCCGCATGAAGCGACAAGCGGAATCACCTTTTCCTCGTCCACGCTTGTCAGATGGCCTACGACCTCGGCTTTTACCGCTACACTCTTTCTCGCTTTCAGCGTAAACAGCTCGGCACAGTCGAGGCGGCTGTCCTTTTCCAGTATTCCGGGATAATTCTCCTGTTTCAGGGTGTACTGGTATTTCTGCCTGTTAGGGTTATTCTTATAGAAGTCCAGGTTGGAATTGATGAAACACAGTCCGATGGCGTCGCCCTTGGAATTCTTTCCCACGATGACAAAGTACTTGTTGCGGTTCTGATATCCGTTTTTGAGGGTAAGGCCGTCGTTCGCATCCATGTTCTGGTAGACGATATCGCCTACATTCATGTCGGAGCCCGACGAAACCTGCTGCTCTTGCTGAATGGAGGCCTTCAGAGCAGCGAGAGAGCCTTTCGCATCGTCAATCAGCATTGAAGGCGGCTTTTATCAGTTGGACTTCGCGTATGTGGTCGACCATCTGCTTCGAGGCACCGCCTGCTCGGGCAATGTCGATGGTGGTAAGCATGTCCTTCTGCGGATCGTCCTCCATCAAGCCCCTCACCTTGTTGTATGCCTCGTCGTGGGAGAGCTCTGACAAATCCTCAGACCCCATACGCCCATACTTTTCTATAGTTCGGTCGATCTCCTCTTTCTCCATATCGGAGATATAGTCCATGTCAGGCTCATTCACGGCATGTACAATCTGATTGGAATCAACCGCTATGGACGACATAAACTCCGTCAGGTCGTTTCCCTCATCGTCTGGCTCCAGATTGTTCTCAACCAGTTTCACCACTTTGTAGGTAAGGGCTGGCACTGGACCCTTCAGGCGAGCCTTAAACGTGTCCTCCACGAGGCAAAGGCCATTGGTGGCAAGGTATTCACGCTGTGCAAAATACATGATCTTGAACAGCCTGATATAGTCCACGCCATCCTTGAAGTGCTGAAGAATATACAGCACAACAGCCTGAATCTTGCTTATTTGCTCAGGTGATTTCATAAAAGTAATATGTTAATTAGCCACTCTTAATTTTTGCCATTCATTTCCGGTTGCAAAATTACAACATTTATTCGGAATTTCAATGCGTAACGCAATATTTAACATTTAACGCCATTAAATACGAAAGTGCAAATAATGACCGAAGCCGACATTAGCATAAGTGCCCCTCTTGCCAATGTTTATTGATGTTTTATCAAACCTTTCTTTCATTGATTCTTAATGTTTCCCTATACTGCTCGGCTTCAGGCACTTTTATGAACTCAACAGACTTGTCGAAATTAGCCTTCACAACCTGTTCAATTTCTTCAAGTGTGACGTGAAAAAACTCTTTGCGCCCGTTAATCATATTCATCTTCCTATCATCAAAGGCACGATGCAAAGCTGCTTCAAGCTTTGGCGCATCATCACAAAATATCATTGCATGAACGTCAAATTTGAACGGAACAGACGCATCACCAAGTTCATCAACACGCTCCATCGGATCAAGACGACGTGTCATGCCTATTTTATAGACATTCTCACCAAACGATCCAATATTAGAGATGATATACACATATCCAGCTTTTTTATTTGCTTCACGATAATCGATGTCTTTCATTGCAACTTCAAGATCCTCCAGATGGCCTTCGATTTCCGTCTTTTTCTGTAACAACAATTCTCTCTCTGTTTCATCAGCATTGTCAAGTTGCAATTCAATCTTTGCAAGGGCGTTTGTATAATGCTTTTTCTCCTTCTCAATGTCTTTTCTGGCATCTTCGATTTCCTTTGCCAACTTGGCTTCTTCTCTCAACTGTTCACGAATACGTTTCTGTTCTTCTTTCTCCTCTTGTTTCTTAACTGCATATTCGTACGAAAGATTAAGCTCTTCTATTTTGGACTTTACATATTCATTTGTCAAGCGTACACAATTCTTAGAATTCATTTTATTAAGTGCATCTGCAGACTTTTCTATCTTTTCCTTAAATGCGACTATATTGTTAAACTTGACTTTACTAATGAGTACGTCGCATTCATCGTTAAAACAGCGAACTATCTGCTTGATGTTTTGACTGGTCATTGCACGTCCTTTTGCAATACTACCATCAACTGTCCATTCCTTATCACATACAGCAGCGCAATGGTCACGAATCATTCGTTTTTGTTCAGAACGAACTTCGTCGAGACGTTCTTTGTAAAGTTCCAAGTTTGCAAAATCGTATATTGGAGAATACAAGCCGTACTCCTGTAGCAATATTGAATCGTCAAGTTCCACTATCTGATCTTTCTTTTCCTCTATCTCACCAGACAACTTTTCCAATTCGGACTTTAATTCTTCTATGACTTTTTCTAAGCGTGATTTCTCGGTATCAAGATCAGCGATGGCTCGGTACTTTTCCAAACCACTGACTTGTTCCTTTAATAGCTGTATTTCAACTATCTCCTTTTTCTTTAGGAAATCAAATACTCCCATAATAACGCCTATTTTATATCAATTGATAATTCGTGGCCACAGTAAGGGCAAGTGACAGAAGGAGAAATGGCGGAACCAGAATCGCTCTCTCTAAAAAGTTGCCACATTTCTATTCCAAGAGCCTTTGAGAATAATTCTAAGACCTCGAATGTTGCACCCTGATTTCCATTGAGAACGTTACTAACATACTGAGGGGATTTGTCAACCTTCTCTGAGAGGGCTTTAGCAGTGAGTCCCTGGTCTCTCATTATTTCTTTGATGCGCTGGCCAATTGTGACCATATACTCTTTGTTTGTCATATCAAGTATATTAAAAACGAACGCAAAGATACATATTTAATATAAGAGTATAGCAATTTAATATATTAAATATAGTTAAAAGATAGCGTTTTACTATATATAAATTTGGAAGATATAGCGATTTACTATATCTTTGCACCCGAAAAGTCAAACAAAGTAAAACAATAAACAAATAAACTCAAAGAATTATGGAGAATCAAGCAAAGAACCAGGAACAGGACTTCACGATGATTCAGAACGTGGAGCAAGTAAAGATCAACGAGACCACAAAAAAGCTGATGAAGTGTCACGCCATGCTGATGGACATCACCCGCTTCCTTGGCGGCTTCGAGATGAAGGAGTCGAAGGTATACATGCTGGAAGGCGAGACCGAGAACGCACAGAACGCCGTCTTGGAGGCTGAAAAGGAAGTGTCAGCCCTGATGAGCGCCTATTCTGTGAACATTATGTGCGAGACCGATTACAAGTTTATCTGAGCCTATGAGAACGAAGGAGTTTGAGCCGTTAGACGGCATTTGCGTGGGCGACTGGATGGGGCGCAGTGTATCATTGCGTCCAGAACCTACCTCACGACAACATGTTAGAGGTACGCTGAAGGGCGTCATCTTCGAGACGAGAACCAACAAGGGAATTATCCTTACCCTCATCATCGGCGACAGGCTGGTGCAAGTGTTCAGCTGGATGGCCGAGATACGAATGGAACAACGAACAAACAAAAACAAATGCCCATGAAACAGGAAGCATCCCCTACCCCAAAGACGCAATACTGATATGAACGATTATATATTTCACTAATCAAATTATAAACAATGGAAACAGCAATCCAAGTATTCAACAACCCGCAATTCGGAGACATCCGAGTAATAACCGACGAGAATGGACAAATCCTTTTTGTAGGAAAGGATATAGCGAAAGCTCTGGGGTATGCTAACCCTCGAAACGCTTTGAAAGCCCATGTGGATGCAGAGGACAAAACCACCGCCCCGATTCAGGGCAGTGGTTCGAACTACAAAACCCGTGCTGTGCTTATCAACGAGTCTGGCTTCTACGCTCTTGTCCTTTCGTCAAAGTTACCCCAAGCCAAGCGGATCAAGCGTTGGGTGACGAGCGAGGTTCTTCCGGCCATCCGCCGCACTGGAGCCTACGCCGTGCCCAATCCCGCCGTCACCGACAGCACGGAGCATCTGCTGGCAGAGCTGCGCGACACACGCACACAGGATGCCGAGAAGCTGCTGCGCAAGCACGTCAACGCCTTCAATAAGCGGCTGAGGGAGTATGTGACAGAAGGCCGCTATTTCTTAGGCCACAACTACGGCCCTCTGAGCCGTGAGCAGTCGGGAATAGTGCTGCCTCCCGGCATAAGCTTCGAACAGGCTTTGAAGTCGCTCTTCGCCCAGCTCGACGAGGCATTCCTGGCCTTCTATAGCCTGAACCACGGCTTTGCAAAGGGAGAAACAGCCATGCAGATGCGACTGGAGGCAATGAGAGAGCAGATTTCGCTCCTCGGAAAAATGGCTGGCGTCATCTGACGTCGCCGATTCTTAGTTACTTCGTTATCAGGCCCCGGCGGGAAAATCCGCTGGGGCGTTCTTTTTGCCTGTTTGTAAAGCATTTTCAAAACGTCTTTTTTGCCGCGGCAAAATCGCAAATTTGCCGCCATGTTTGCCGATATATTTGCCGCTACTTTTGCCGCGGCGTTTGCCGAATATTTTGCCGCGTCATTTGCCGCAGCAAAAAGACCACGTTAAGAGCTGTTAAGAATGTTAACGGAAATCGGTTTTGCCGCTATTTTTGCCGCGACAAATTTCACGAAGATAGGGCGTTTCGGAGGATTTAGTTAAAATTGGCATGAAAAACAGCTTTTTTTTAACGAAAAATTAACACGTTAAATTCTGTTAATTCGGTGAACAGCCGTTAAATCCTCGCGCGCGTACATGATGTGCGTATGCGCACGGTTATACTCTATATAATATATTATTATTTACTAATAGATATAGGGGGTTATAGGGGGAAAGAAAAAAAACTGATCCTTGTACTTGGTACTTGCTCATGGTACCATTTCCATACATTATTTATAATTCAAGTGCTTAAAAGCAAACGCAAAAACCGCAAAAACAAGGGTTTATGTAAGTTATAAGCATAATTTAATAGTGCTTTTTAGGCACTTTTGCGAAAATTTGCTTATTTTTGTGCCAAATAATCAGAAAACACGGATATGAAGTACAGCGAACAGACCATCGCCGCCATAGCGGATGCCATCAAGGACGGCGAGACCGTCGAGACCGCCTGCAAGATAGCCGGGATTACCAAGACCACCTTCTACGAATGGATGGCGGACGAGGGAAAAACGGACTTTGCTGACGCCATAAAAAAGGCCAAGGACGAGTTCCAGAAGACGATCGTCGGCAGGCTGGAGCACTCCCTTTGGAAGAAGGCGCTCGGCTTCGAGTTCGAGGAGAGGAAGACGGAGACCAACAAGGATGGTGTGACTACCAAGAAGACTGTAGTCAAGAAATACTATCCCCCCGACACCGCTGCCCTGATATTCGCCCTTACAAACGTAGCTCCCGAGCAGTGGAAGAACCGCCAGAACATAGAGGCGACGGGCAGGGACGGGAGAGACCTATACCCCCGCCAGAGCATCGACATGGACAAGCTGACGGCCGAGCAGCGTGAGCTCCTGCTTTCCATCGGCACGGAAATCATCAACAGGAAGGAATGAGCATCGACTATACGGAGCTGGCAATAGCAGCGGTGGCAGACGAGTGCAGGAGGAGCTTCTTCTACTTCGTCAGGACCTTCTGGGACGTCATCATCAAGGAGGAGCCCGTGTACAACTGGCACATCCCCTACCTTTGCGGTGAGCTCCAGAGGCTTTCCGTGTCCATCGTGGAGCGACGGCCGAAGCCGTATGACCTCATCATCAACATTCCCCCTGGCACCACCAAGTCCACCATCGTGACCGTGATGTGGCCCGTATGGCTGTGGACGCAGGACCCCAGCATCCGCATCATCACCAACTCATATTCTGGTGCCCTCTCCATCGACCATGCCACCAAGAGCAAGGACATCATCGAGAGCGACAAGTTCAGGATGCTGTACCCGGAGATAAGGATACGCCGCGACAAGAGCGGCAAGCAGAACTATGAGAACACCGAGACGGGCTACCGCTACGCCACCTCCACGGGTGCCACCATCACTGGCTTCCACGCGCACGTCATCATCAATGACGACCCCGTGAACCCCAAGCAGGCCGAATCGGAGCAGATGCGAACCGCCGCAAACGAGCACACTAAGACACTTTCCTCACGTAAGGTTGACAAGGCCAATACGCCTGTGGTCACCATCATGCAGCGACTCCATGAGGAAGACGTGACCGGCTACCTGTTGAAGAAGAAGGGCGAGAACATCCGCCACATCTGCCTCCCCGCCGAGCTTTCGGACAACGTAAGGCCCGCGGAGCTGAGAAGCAACTACGTGGACGGGCTCCTCGACCCCGTGCGACTTCCGAGGAAGGTTCTTGAGGAAGCCAAGACTGACCTCGGCAGCAGGGGCTACGCCGGGCAGTACGAACAGACGCCGACGGCAGCTGGCGGCAACATCATCAAGGAGTCCTGGTTCAGGCACGTCAGCAAGGCCGACTACCACGCCCTGCATTTCCGTGAGCCTGTACACTTCTTCCTCGACACGGCCTACAACAAGAAGCAGAAGAGCGACAACGACCCCTCTGGCATCCTCGGGGCGTGCAAGATACGGAACAACATCTACATCACCTGCGCACAGAAGGTTTACAAGGAGTTCCCCGACCTGATACGGTTCCTGCCAGAGTTCATGGCGGCGAACGACGCCAGCGGCGAGAGCACGCTGAGGATAGAGCCGAAGGCAAACGGAATGAGCGTCTGCCAGCAGCTGCAGGAGGTGAGCTCGCTCAACGTCACCTACACCCCATCCCCCACCGACGCGAAGGACACGCGCCTCTATGCCGTCGCCCCGAAGGTGGAGTGCGGACGCGTTTACTTGGTGGAGGGCGACTGGAACGAAGAGTTCATTGACGAGGTCTGCGGCTTCCCCGCCAAGACCCACGACGAATACGTCGACATCCTCGGCTATGCCATCAACTATTTCACGGAGGAAAGCTTCGAGGTGCCCGAGTATGCCGGCAGCATGTTAGCGATAACGTAGTAGTAACAATAAAAAACAAACAACCATGTCGATTATCAACCAAATCACCAACCTGTTCAACGCTGCGGTTGGAAGGAACCAGGACTTCGAGCAACTCATCGAGGCCCGTGACATCAACAGAGTTAAGAGCCTCATGGACAGCCACCGCGAGGAGGCGGAGGAAGCCATGAGGGAGTACGACCCGGAGACCCATCCCATCATGAGCCGAAAGGACAAGGTGCTGAAGGACCTGAAGGGCAACCGCAAGGGCACGCTCACGCGGTGGAAGCTGCCAGTGGGCTACCCCATGTACATCAACGAGATTTCCCTCGTGTTCCTCTTCGGCCAGCCCGTGAAGTGGAAGCAGAAGAGCGAGTCCGCGGACGAAGGCTTCCAGGCATACACGAAGCTGCTGAAGAAGATGCACTTCAACAGCAAGATTCGCCAGTGCAAGCGACTGGCTGGATCGGAGACGGAGTCGGCCATGCTGTTCCGCGTGTTCCGCAACAAGAAAGGGGAGCCCGACTGCCAGATTCGCGTGCTCGCGAACTCCAAGCACGACGAGATTTACACCCGCTGGGACGTGTACGAGAACCTCATCACGTTCGCATGGGGCCATTACGGCAAGGACATTGCCGGGAAGACCACCTATCACCTCGACATCTTCACCGACTCCGTCATCTACCATTGCACGCAGGGCTTGTTCGGCTGGGAGGTAGAGGAGGAGGACAACCCCATCGGCAAGATTCCAGTCATCTACTTCAGCCAGAAGAAGGAATGGGACGGTGTGCAGAAGCTGATAGACCGCGAGGAATACGTGGCATCGAGACGGGCGGACACCAACGACTACTTCTCCGACCCGTACCTCGTCATCAAGGCTGCGCTGCTCAAGTCGATGCCCGACAAGGAGATGGAGAACAAGACGCTCGTGGCCAGCGACAACGTGGAGGACGTGAGCAAGCTTGCAGGGTTCCTCACCTGGGACGGGCAGAACGAAAGCAAGAAGGACGAGCTGGAGTGGCTGCGCCACCACATCCTCACCAAGACGTTCACGCCAGACATCGACTGGAGCCAGTTCAAGGGCATGTCGCAGATGTCCGGCAAGGCGCTGAAACAGATGATGCTCCTCGCCGACATCAAGGCGACCAAGCACAAGGAGAACTACGACGAGATGCTCGACCGCGCCGCGTCGCTCGTCATCGCCATCATGGCGAACGTGCTCTACATCACCAAGACGGAGTACAACCTTGGCGAGCTGGAGGTTGACCACGACTACCAGGAGCCGTTCGGCGAGGACATCGCGGAGGTAATCAAGAACATCAACGAGTCCATCGACGGAGGCACCATGTCGGAGGAGAGCGGCATCGAGCAGAACCCGCTCATCAAGGACAAGGAGCTGGAGAAAAACCGCCTCAAGGAACAGAGGGAGGAGAAGGCCAGGCAGCAGGGCGACCTATTCGGGGGCACCCAGGACAGGGACGACGTATTCGGAGGGGCTAAGTGATGGCTGCAGGGAGAGCGAGGAAACAGGGCGGCGTCAATGGCGTCCGTCACCTGTGCCGTGACTGCGAGAACAGCTACGACTGGCACGAGAAGAGCGTCAAGGGCGAGTTCTTCATGTGCCGTTGCCCCCATCACAGGTTCAGCAGGTTCCTCAACCATGACGGATGTGACGAACACTTTAAGCCGAGAATGAAATGAGAGACGACAAGAGGAAGAAGGCGGAAGCCGCAATCATGCAGTACATCAACGGGCTGTTCGGCCGGACCGAGGGCTATGCGTCTGCCGTGAGCAGGCACTTCACGTCTGCCGTGAACGCCCTGCTCGACCTTGCGGCAAAGGTTGACATGGAGCCCGACGAGGTGTTCTACTTCGCCGACCACAAGCGGCTGTCCGCCAAGGCGACCGCCATCCTCCGAGGGCTCTACAGCGCCGTGTACCAGGAAATCAGGAACGGCGTGACAGCCGAATGGGACAACGCCAACGCCGCCACCGACCTGATGCTCACAAGGCTGTTCGGCAAGGAACTGCAAGAGGACAACCACTTTGCACGGTGGTTTGCCCGTAACCAGGAGGCCATGGACTCGTTCTTCAGCCGAAAGGACGTTCACGGTGGCCTGAACCTCTCGCAGAAGGTGTGGAAGTACACCAGCCAGTTCAAGGAGGAAATGGAGTTGGCATTGTCTGCCAGCCTCGGCCGTGGTGACTCGGCAGCCACCGTGTCGCGCCACGTGCGCCAGTACCTCAAGGAACCCGACAAGCTGTTCCGACGGGTGCGAGACGCCAATGGTAACCTGAAGCTGTCGAAGCGTGCCGCGGCGTACCACCCCGGACGAGGCGAGTACCGCAGCAGCTACAAGAACGCCATGCGTCTTGCGAGGACGGAGACGAACTCCGCCTACCGTGCCGCCGACTGTGACCGCTGGGGCAACATCCCGTTTGTCGTGGGCATTGAGGTGAAGCGATCCAACCATCCGTTCGGCTGTGAGGTGTGCGAGCTCCTGAAAGGCAAGTACCCCAAGGACTTCGTGTTCACGGGATGGCATCCGCAGTGCCGATGCTACATCGTACCCGTCATGGCGTCGGAGAAGGAAAGGATGGCTTACCACCGTGCCATACTGAAAGGCGAGGACGTGAGCGACTGGCACTTCAATGACGAGATTACCGAGCCGCACGATGGGTTCAATAAATGGATTGGGGAGAACCAGGAGCGAATCGGTGAAGCAAGGCAGCGCGGAACGCTGCCCTACTGGATAAAGGATAACCCGAAGTATGTGGGGTTTGAACAACTACATAGAAATAAGATGGCGTTGCAACATACTGAAATCATTGGAACTTCTGAACTGACAACCAAAGAACTCAACCAACTATCTGGCAACATAAGGGAATTGTCGAAAAAGGCAGGAATATTTGGTAAAGACTACGAAATAGAATTCTCCGAGTTTTCGGATGGCACACTCATGCAATGGAAGGATGGAAAGCTGACCATTTCAACTGTCAGGCATCAGCTGGAGGATGGAACAGTATTCTGCCCAACAGAGAACCTCCGCTCTGCCATCAGGAAACTTCAAAGAGGAGATACGCTTGAATTCAATGAAGAATACAGTATTGAGAGTCTGTTCCACGAGAGTGTTCACGCACGAGCAACACGGAAGACAGCTATCATAGCTGGAAGTATGGACGAAAAAATAATGGAGACATGTACACAGCTATATGCCCGCGACAGATACGTGAAAATCCTAAAAGCTTACAAAGTCGATGCCGTTAACTTTGAGCGCATTATGACTGATGGATTGGGGTATAATTTAGAATGCTCCAAGTTGCGCGGATTCTTCATTAAGAATGGAGAATTACAAGTAGGTGAACTCATCAATATCGCCAATGAGACGGAGAGCGGAACACGGATAATGATGAAGAAACTTATTGGAATTGGATTGACAGAGAAAGATGCAAGGTCTATCCTGAGAAACTTTCTTAAATAGCGTAGTCGTGGTAGCAAGTACCAAAAACCTTATGCACGTCGTTAGGAATCAAATCTGCATATTTTTTAGCAGTTGTAAGGTCGTGACGATAACGATAAAGTCGATAGATAAGACCGTAATGTTCAGTCTGAGTCCAATCTTCGAAATCATCCAAGGTACTATCAGCAAAGCCAAGCACGGCTTCACGTTCCTTTTTTGTGATATTATGGTCAAATATTGTTTCCATGCCGCAAATATACGATTTATAATTGAAACTACCAAATAAAAGTTGCAGGAGGTGGCTATTTACCACCCCTGCTTTTTGTATTCATACTCGCAGGGACAAGAATTCCCTGCCTGATGATGCACTTTTTGTTCTCGTACGGCTCTTTAGAGAGCTTTACGCAGTTCAAAAGAGTCTTGTAAGTGATTCCCACTACCTCGTTTGATAAAACGTCATACACGGCCTTTTTCGAGCCAAAGTAAAAATGCTTTGGCCTGTCTCCCGGCTCTTTCAGTTCCACATGGATAACTTTTCGTGTCTTCATTGCTTTTTGCTTTTGAGTCTTTCAATGAGTGCGTCAGCATATTGTATCGCCTGTTCTGAGACAGCATCTGGTATGGTCTTTCCTGCGTACTGGTCACCGATACCATGGCCACTCATGAGAATGGTGCGTGTCGTTTCAGCGCAATATGGAAGGACAGTCCGGGCTATCTCATACCTGCGCTGTTCCCAATCAATATTACTGTCACTCGTTTCTTGCACAAGTTCCACCTCTTCCGGACTGAGTTCTATGGGGCTACCGTAGCTGTCACATGTATTGAGTGTTATCTTGGCATAGGGTGCTAAATTCACCAGTTCGCCAGTCTTCTTGATTCTTGCTTTCATTGTTTTACTTGATGTTTAGAATTCTTTTTGCTGCATAGATGGCATTGTCCGTTAGCTGGCGCTGCCATGCCTGGTTAAATCGTGACCACTTGAAAGCAGATCCTTTCAACTTTGCCCTCAGTTCCTCTTCGGGAATCTCGTTGAAGTGGAGCCTCAGACGTTCCTCGCTGTAGCAATATTCGATGCTGCCCCATTCATATTCCTCTGTCCTATCCTCGGTGTTGACCATCTTCGTGAGGCGGTCGATGCGCGCCTGTGTGTCCTTAATCTTGGCATTGTTGTTAGTAAGCTGGAATGGCGCAAAGCCTTTCCCCCACCATCCAGCGTCCCCCATCAACAACATTGCATCCTTTTCGCTGATGCCAAGATTCTCCAGTTCCTCCAGCTTCTCGATATCCGGCATCTTCTTTCGGATCACCGCATTGGCTTTCTTCATCCGCTCCTGAAGCTCGGTCAGCCTGTCAACCTTCTCTTGCAGGCGCTCGATTTCTTCCCAGCCCGTCAAGCGGTGCTGTCGGTTGAGACGCTTGATGACACGCTTCACCCAGTCGTTCAGTTTCTCACGGGCCGAGCGCTCCCACTCCAGATACTTGCGGTTTCTCGCCGTCGGGAACTTTGCAGGTCCTGTCACCGCAGGGCTGGCACACCTTGACTGAGCGTGCAGCCAGTGGCGGAACAGTTCGATGAAACGTTTCTCATACTCCTCATGGAATTCCTCTGGTATCTTCGAGAGGAAATCACTCAGTTCACTCTCGCAGCAGTTCAGCAACACTTCGCCAGCCCTCTCAGGGTCGAAACTGCTCCACCTATTGGCCTCGTAAGCCTCTTTCTTCAATGCCTCTACTGAGGCGCGTCTTGTAATCTGTGCCATGTCGCTATCTTATTTGTTTGTTAGTGCATACCAACACGTCACCCACGATGAAGTCACCATCATACAGTAAACTTTCAGCCAGTTCCGTTGCCTTGTCATTCACGGGAAGACCTTCAAACTTGCCTTCCTCGTTCATCACAATCACCTCTCCGTCATCATTCATCAAGTAGAAAAGCTGGATGTAGCCACCCACAATCTTCTGCATTTCCTCGAGTTGGAAATCCGTGCCGTTCTTCGGCTCTACGGGAATAATCTCACCGTTTGTCTTAATAATTCTTGCCATATCAATATTGCGTTTATTGTGGGGAGTTGGTTAGGCTCCCCGTTACCTATGTTATTTGTTTGACAATACGTTTATCAGTAATTCTCTGTCAGCTTCCCAAAGGTTGTAGCCTTTCTCAATCTTCCTGCGTAGGTACTCAGAAGATCCGAGCATTTCGATGGCCTTGGCTCTGAGGTCTGTTGCCGACCATTTCTCAGCCTGCTCAATCAGGAAGTCGGCCATTCCGTCATAGACGCTTGCCTTTGGCTCCAGTTCCTGAATCCGCTTGTAGTATTCAGAGAGTTTCTGTGTGTTCTCGTCAATAACACTTTCAAGCTCCTTTACTCTCAAATGGTTGTTTGCAGCATCCTTACACATGGCATCGTAGGCTTTCTGGATGCCTCCGTTCTTCTTCCACTGCTTGCACCAATCATCCTTGTCGAGATTGCTGTGTTCGTACTCCGGCTCTATCTCCTTGTGATAGTAGTCGTCTGTTGGTGTGAAACCCGTCCAGTCGATAAATTCCTTGATTAACATAACTCTTTGCTTTACTTGTTCATTAACTTGTTAAAATACTTTTGGGTGTCCTCTGCGCTTGCTTCACTGCAGATTTCAGCCGGGTAGATGAAATCATCGTCATCCCCTTGGTCATTGAGTTTCAGTTCGCCGTCAATGACGCATGATGAAAGAAGATAGGCATCGTAGCCGAAGTCATCTTTCGTGTAACCGCCAATCATTCCCTGGTGCCATCTGATTCCATCGAGATAGACAACCGTTCCAAGTTTTAGCTTTTCCATGTCTGATAATTACTTGTTAATAAAAAGGTTGATGTACTTTGCCAGTCCGTACATAACGATTCCGCTGTTCATGTCATTCGACTTCCTGGCGACAAAGTTTCTCATGCCACGCTCCGTCTTGAAGCTCTTGGTCTTTCCCGTGATAAATAATACCTTAAATTCCATATCTGTATTGCGTTTTGTTGTGTGCTTATTAAGCACGTTTGGTGTTGCAAATTTATAGAATATGTTTAATATATGCAAGTATTTAAGCTAAATATTTAAATTTAAGGCAAATATTTAAGAAAGTTTAACTTTATAATTAATTCAAAATAATAATGCTTATTAAGCACCTTTTCGAAAAATATGTCTATATTTGTACCCGTTTACATTTCCTTAATTACAATGAACAAGAAATTACTTAAGGCTCTGCAAGACAAGTGCAAGGACTTTGGATTGACAGACAAGGCAATCGAGGAGCTGGCCGAGTCAGCTTCCGAGGGTCTCAGCGATGAGTCCTCAGACGAGGACATCGAGAATGCTGCGGATTCTCTCATTCCAACTGCAAAGATTATTCAGGGGGAGATTACGAGGAAGACGCGCAAACAGGCTTCCAAGACTAAGACCACGACCAAAAAGGCTGGGGATGATGACGACGAGGGAGCAGGTGACGACGATGAGGGCAACGATGACGGCAAGAATCCCCCTTCGTGGTTCCGCAAATACAAGAAGCAGAACGACGAGGCCATCAAGGCATTGCAGGATGAAAATGCTGCACTGAAAGCTGAGAAGGCCAAGGGTGAGCGTCAGACAGCCATCACTCTGAAAGCGAAAGAGCTTAGAATCCCCGACTTCCTCATGAAGCGTTTCAGCATTGCCGATGACGCAGACATCGAGCAGGAGTTGAAGGAGTACAAGCAGGAGCTGGTCACAAACAAGCTGATGCCTGCCGAAAAGGCGGACATCTTATCATCCTCTCAAAAGGCAATGGAGGATGATGCCGAAGAGTGGGCCAAATCATTGCCTGACAACAAGTAAAACCATTAGTGTAAGATGATTACATTCGCATCTGAATCCTACACGAAGCACCCGAACCCTTTCTGGCGCCAGGAGCGTAGAATCCTGCCAGCAGGTTTCAAGCCCGTGCAGGAGTTCCCCGTAGGTACGAAAATCTACCGAGGGGCATGGGTGAAGGTTCTTGCCGGACTGACTTGCGGCGTCACCAAGGTGGCTCAGGTCCTGACTGGCGGCACCACCACGAAGCCAAGGGTTGCGAAGGGTGGCTATTTCCAGGTTGGTGACGTTGTTATGGATCTGTCCAACAACGCCAAGACGACAACCGTCAAGGCCATCGACACCAGCAACCCCGACTATGACGTGCTGACTCTCAATGCTGCTATCTCCACGCTTGCAGAGGGTCACTTCATTCAGGAAGCGAACGAGTATGGCTACATCGACGCAGAGAGCACAACAGAGGGAGCCTTGAAGATTGTCGCCTCCGGCGCAACCACAGGGCAGGTAAACCTCGCCGACGTGACTCCCTACCTCGGTGAAAAGACCCTCGCTGCTAACGACTATGTTGTGCTGCAGAGCGCCACGCCTAAGTTCATTCCTAACAGCGTGCTTGCCGAAGACGAGGAATTCGTCAAGGAGCGTTATCCCGCTCTGGCACCGGCGTATGACGCTGTTCTTCTGAAAGACATTCTCCCGCCGTTCCCCGAGGAATGGCTGATTGAGGGTGGTTATGCACTCAAAACAAATCCTAACATCAAAGTAATCGAGCAGTAACTATGCCAGAACTCAGTTCTCTTTTTGGCGAACTCACGAAGAACGTGCAGATTCGCATCGACAAGGCTTCTGAGCTGCAGAAGCGACTGTTTGACCAGGTGCTCTACACCCGATGGCTCGACTGGGATGACCCAACCATCGGACTGGACTTCGAGGAACTTGTGGGCAAGTACAACATCACCGTTGTAGCTCCCACTATCGGCATTGATGCCAAGGATCCTATCTTGCAGACGGAAGGCTTGGAGACCATCAAGAAGAGCGTGATGAACCACGCCCTCACGTTGCCTCTGAGCATGAAGGACTATCGCAAGATGCTCCAGATTCTCGACTCCAAGAGCCTCAGTGACAAGCAGAAGAGCCGCCAGCTCATCAACCTCATGTGGGGCAACGTACAGACGGTTGTCAACGCAGTAGAGGGTAAGATTGACATGATTTTCCTCGGTATGCTCTCCAATCACGGCGTATTCACCTTCGACGAGAACAACAACCCCGAGGGCCCGATCCGTGGCGGCATCAGCATGAACTTCCCGCAGGCCAACCTTGCCACAAGTAAGGTGGAATGGACGGAGGCCAACCTCGACACCGTTGACCCGATGGAAGACGTTTTCGAGCTGATTGACGCTGCCGAGGACAAGACCAGCCTCTCCACCATCCTCTGTGCTCCTTCGCGCATCAGCTACATGTGCCGCTGCAAGAAGATGAAGCAGATGATTTGGGGTACCGACAAGTCCTCGAAGATTGTCACCTTGAAGGACATCAACGAGTACATGCAGAGCAACGACTATCCCACCTTCGAGAAGGTGCGCCGCCGCCTGCGTGTGCAGAAGGGCCGTCAGTTCCTGAGCTACAACCCGTGGAACGAGAAGAACCTGGTGGGCATCCCTGCCGGTAAGCTCGGAACCGTCAAGAACGCCTACGCTGACAATGAGCTGAAGCAGGAGGCCGATGTTGCCTACAGCAACTATGGTCGCATCCGCATCAGCCAGTGGAACGTGGGCGAGACCAAGGGCGACAACCACGGTGAGTTTACCAAGGCTCAGTCCCTCTCTTTGCCCATCATTACTGAAGGAATGGATATCTATACCCTCAAGACTCAGCAGTGATGTACAGAACTAACTTGGAAGCACTCAGGGCGAAGTGCAAGCTGATATGCAACACCTGCTATGTGGACGATGACGTACTGAAGGACGTACTTATTGAAAACGGCATCCATCCAGATGACAGTGCCTCGGCTGGAAACGCAGACCTGTTCAAGGCGGCAATCATTGTCGTCAGGGGATGGGTGGAGACGGCACGTAGCGAGGGTGGAATCAGCGCCAGCATCGACCGCGAGGCGGTGGACAAGAACATCCTCTTCTGGTGCCAGCGGTTCGGCCTGGATGCTTCCGAGTATCTCTCTGAAAGTATGACCGTGATACAGGACGGGTCTAACATGTACTGATATGCGTACCAACGGAACCATGACATACAGGCTGTGCGCCACGGAAGGGCAGTTCGACGAGGATGGCCAGCCCATCGCCGCCGACTCCGTGTGGAGCGAGCCCGTACGCTGTTTCATCAAGACGAACACCCACGACAACAAGGGTACGAGCGTCAGCGGGACTTTCACGCATGAGGCATACGAAGTGCTGATTGAGCGGATTCCCGAAGGCCTCGATACTGACACAGTGAGACTCGTCAGGGGGAACAGGGAGCTTGGCGAGTTCAAGGTGCAGGACATTCAGGACGTGTCTCTCGACAGGATTAGGATCATTGTCTGACATGGGGATTCAACTCAAATACTCATTTGATTTAGACGCCTTGGGGGATGTCGTTACCGAGAACGTCAGGAAATCCATCGTCAGCGTACTTACCGACGTGGGCATGCAATGCATCGCAGAGGCAAGGAGCAACGGTAACTACGAAGACCAGACAGGTAACCTGCGTTCGTCCATCGGCTTTGCCGTAGTGGTTGACGGTAAAATAGTTACCAAAAGCGGTTTCACCCAAGTACAGGGACGTGGCGAGAACATGGCACTTGTAAGATACAAGACCAAAGCTGGCAAAGAGGTGAAGTTTTGGGCTAAGGGTAAAAGCGGGGATGGTTCAGAAGGAGTAAGGCAAGGCGAACAACTCCTTGACAAACTTGCATCGGAACATTCCACTGGTATCTGCCTAATTGTCGCAGCCGGCATGAGCTACGCCGTCTATGTCGAGGGTCGTGGAAAAAACGTACTGACATCTGCCAAACTCCTGTCTGAGCGAGTGATTCCTGATATGTTTCAGCAACTTGGTATCAAAGTGAGAAAGAAATGAGCGACATCAAGACCGGGACACAGATTGAGAAGGACTTCTTCCATTTCGTAAAGGAGAGCTCGATTGCCTCCACCATAAGGGGAAAGGTCTATCGTGACGGAACGAGACCGAGGAACTCCAAGGCCGAGGATGCCGTTGTCATCTTCACAAGCGGGTTGGACGGACAGATCCAGGACGGTGTTGTGGTGCTCAACGTGTTCGTTCCAAAGAAGCCCTTCGGGAAGGACACCGAGCCAGTGAAGGATATCGGGCGTGTAGATGAACTTGAACAGCTCATTCGAGACTGGTTGAGGTTCTGGGACAATACGGAATATCTCATCGTGTCAAGGGACAGGCCGACCATTCGTTCCTATGAAGACCCTGAAACCCACGAGACATACATTCATGCAAGATTGAAATTTAGAAGATGTGCTGAATAAAAAAAATTACCATGGCAAAGAAAAAGAAAATACTGGGATGGGGCGATTGTACTGGCAAGTGCACGCCCGTTAGCGGCGACCCCGAGTCCTATGACGACATCGTGGAGAACTCCGCCTCCCTCTCCGTAGAAGAAGGTGAGGAACAGGAGGCTAACGTCGAGGGCGGTAAGGCCGAAGGCCGCAAGCAAGCCCCGGACAAGTACCTCATCGAATTTGACCGACGCATCGGTGATGTAGACGAGGTCAAGGTAGGCTTTGTGGAGGATGCCGGCGATTGCGCCATCATCCCGAAGAATGTTGGAGCCGTATATGCCGAACTGAAAGACTGCTCGCGTAAGATTACGCTGAAGCAAGACTCTACCGACGGACTTGTGGCTCACTACCTGTACAAGACAAAGGGTAGCACTGACTCGGAGGGGAACCTTGACGACGTTCTCATCAAGGAGCACGATTCCGCAGACGAGAGCTACACTGCCGTTGAGTCCACCTCTGGCAAGAATCCACGCGAGGAAGGCTGGTATATCAAGAATGGCGACGTTTACATCCACTCTTGGGACAAGGAGCCAGCTCAAGGCACCACCTACTACGAGCTCGGGTAGGCTTTTTCATTTACCCTTGCCGACCGGGGTTTATCGGTCGGCATTATATCGCGGTGTGGAGCAGTTGGCAGCTCGCTTGGCTCATAACCAAGAGGTCGGGGGTTCGAGTCCTCCCTCCGCAACTCTATGGCAAACAGGAAAATGGGAAACAGGGAACTTGACAGGGAACTTGCGGATATCATAACTGCAAGGCCTCACGATTTTTCCGTAGGGCGCAAGCACCTGCGCCTCTTCCCCGTCACACTTGCCAAGAAGTGCAAGTTGCAACCATATCTTGATGCCATTGGCGCCAACACCAAGGCGCTAATGATGAATCCCTACCTCGAGGCACTCCGCATCGTAAGCGGACACCGTAGGGAATGCTGCTCCATCCTGGCTATCCATACCGCCCCGAACACCTACAAGGATCTGCACGACAAGCAGAGCCTGGCAGTCCGCAGGAACTTGATAAACAAATTGTCCGACGGTGACTTGTCGGCTTTGATGATTGAGGTTCTCATGGCAGACAAGACGGAACAGGTAATAGCGCACCTTGGACTCGACCGCGAACACGAGAGAGTCAGAAAGGTAATGGCCGTTAAAAAAGGGAGCAAGAACAACCTGACCTTCGGCGGACTTACCATTTTCGGTTCGTTCATTGGACCGCTGAAGGAAATCGGGTACAGTGACGATGAAATACTTTTCGAACGCCCCTACTCCTTCCTGCGCCTAATGCTTGCAGACAAGATGACATCCATATACTTGAGCGACGACGAACTGCAAGGCGTAAGTGAGGAAGATGGCGGAACAATGATTGACGGAAACGACCCGGACTCATTCGGGAAGCTGAAGTCTATGCTTAAACGTGTAAAATTCAACTGACCATGGACGACGAAGTACTGTCATTCTCTGCCGAATTGGAGGAAAAGGGGTTTGTCGAAGGCATGAACAAACTCCTGGAAGCAATTCACGGCATGGCAGAGGAAGTGAAGAAGACGGGCATGACCGTTGACCAGTTCTCTACCAAGGCTCTTGCCTCATTCGACACCATGACTGCAGCTATCAACCGTCAGGCCCAGGCACAGGGCAGGGCTGGCAAGGCTGGGCGTGACGCCTCCGAGGCAGAACGCCAAGGTGCCGACAATGCTACAGAGGCCATCGGCAGGACTGGCAGGGCAACCGACGAACTCGGCAGGAAGCTGCAGAAGGCAGGCGACGAGGGTTCCGTAAGCTTCGGCAAGATGGCAAAATACGCCGCAGGGTTCTTCACGCTGCAGAAGGCCAAGGAGTTCGGGCAAAAGATGTTCGACGTCCGCAAGGAGATGGAAAGCCTGCAAGTATCGTTCGAGACGCTTGCGGGAGCTGATGTCGGCAAGCAACTGTATGAGGACATCAAGCAATTCACCCTTAACACCCCAATGATGATGGGTGACTTTGCGAAGGGCGCGCAAACATTACTCGGCTTCAACATCGAGGCGCAGAAGGTGATGCCCATATTAAAGCAGATAGGCGATATCAGCATGGGCGACTCGCAGAAATTCAATTCTCTCACCCTTGCTTTTGCACAAATGTCGTCAACTGGCAAGTTGATGGGACAGGACTTGCTGCAGATGATTAACGCCGGCTTCAATCCCCTTGTGGTCATCAGCGAGAAAACGGGAAAGTCAGTAGCCGAGCTGAAAGACGAGATGTCGAAGGGTGCCATTTCCGTAGAGATGGTGGAAGAGGCATTCCGCAGCGCGACGGAAGAGGGCGGAAAGTTCCATGGAATGCTCGAGCAACAGTCCAAGACTCTCGGGGGCGCATACTCCAACCTGCTTGGTGCCATCGACGAGATGTTCAACGAGATTGGCGAGAAGTCGGAGGGAATAATGGCTGGTGCCATCGATACGGCTACGCTTCTTGCACGGAACTACGAAATGGTAGGCAAGGTGATTATTGGGTTGGTTGCCACGTATGGAACCTATAAGGCAGCAGTGATGACCGTTACAGCTGTCGAGAGGATACAGGCGCTGTCGCGACTTGCCCACATCAAGCAAATGACGCTACTTCAGTTGGCCACAGACATCCTGACAAGGAAAACTGCCCTGCTGAATGCTACAATGCTCGCAAATCCTTATGTGCTTGCAGCTACGGCAATAGGTGCGCTGGTAAGTGCAATGGTCATCGGTATCAAGCACACGGACGTGCTCGCAGACGGGCAGAAGAAACTCAACGAGACCTATGCCGAAGCCGAGGGTGCAGCCGCAAAGGAGCAGAGAAAGATTGACGATCTGTTCGGCACACTTAGAAAGGCTAAAAATGGTACCGAAGAGTGGAAGAATGCGAAGAGCGCAATACTGAGTCAATACGGAGGCTATCTGAAAAGACTTGGTACTGAAGTCAGTAGTCTGAAGGACGTGGAAAGTGCCTACCGTGCAGTAAGTCGTGCAGCAAGGGATGCCGCTATGGCTCGCGGTATGGAGGCTGCTATCGGCAACATCAACAATGACTACGGTGACACTTATTCGAAGAACTTCGACAAGATACGCAACAGCCTAAAGTCTCGGTACGGCGAGGATTTTGCATCAAAGCAAATGAATTTGCTCCGTATTCACATGCAGCGCAATGGCGGACTTATCAGCGACAACAACAAGGAAGCCTTGAAGGGAATTATGCGCGGCACATCTGACTACGGCAATATGGATTCGTGGGTAACTGCGCTGAACAATGCCGAGAAGAACCGCCAACAGTTATTGAAGGAAGCTCAGGAAAAGTTCGGCAAGTTGAATGCCCAGATATTCGATGCAGCGGAAAATCCTGAAGGAACGGGCAAGCATAATGTCCGCAACAAAAGAGCCATTGAAGAAGATAAGAAGAAGGCCCAGGCAGAACTTGATTCATTGGAAGCAATAGACGCTGCAGGTAAGAAGGGCGCAGCACTGCGCAAGAAGATTGCTGGTTATAACAAGGAATTGGAATCATATAGCGCCTCCTCTGACAAGAAGGCTGCCACGGAAGCAGCAAAACAATGGAAGGAGACCGTCAAAAGCAATGCAGCAACCATTCAGGAAGAGCGTCGGTACCAGGAAGAACTTGACAAATACACCCTTCAAGCCGAGCAAGCCCGCTCTGATGCAAGGATCGCAGCCATAAGGAACGATGCCGAGCGTGAGAGAGCCGAGCAGGACGAGCAGCACAGAAGAAGTCTCCAGCAGATAGCCGAGTTGGCAGACGAAATGCGCAAGGCCATCTACGAGCATAACAAGAAGGCATGGGAAGCCGAGCACAAGGATTCCCCTTACGAACTGACCGAGGAGGGTGGGAAAGGCTGGAAGGAAATAAGTCTATCTGATGACCAGCAGTCCATCATCAACGCACGGTTGAAGAAAGAGAATGCCGAGTATTCCCGTCTGCTTGAAGAAAGACGGAGAAGCGAGAGGCAGTCCATGTACGACTACATCAAGGAGTACGGAAGCATTCAGCAGCAGCGCCTTGCTATTACAAAGGAATACGACGAGAAGATATCCGAGACAAAAGACGCTACCCAGAAAGCCGTCTTGGAACAGCGGAAGAAGCAGGATCTTTCATCTGTCGACTATAATGCAATACAGCAGTCCATCGACTGGGAATCCGTGTTCAACGACATAGAACGGCTGTCTACGGGTGCGTTGAGGTCTATTCGGGAGAAATTAAAGGCTGCACTTAATGTTGGTGACATCACCCCTGAGAATGCAAAGGTTCTGTCAGAGAAGATTCTTGAAATCGAAGACAGGATTTCGGAGAGGTCAAATGTATGGTCTTCCCTCATTCCTGCATTGAAGGAAAGGGAGAGGATTACCCGCCAGATCGCTCAGGCTGAGGACGAGGTAACAAGGGCTACAAACGAGAGTGCCGAGGCAATAATGAAGATGCACGCTGCCGAGGTTAATGCTCAGAAAGTTATCAAGGAGAGGACCGGAAAGGATGTGAGCCTTGACGACTTCAGGGCAAAGACGGCAGATGAAATCGTCAGCAGCCTTGGACTGTCCGATCTGAAGAACGCTAATGGTGAGAATGTCAAATCGATCGAGGATATAACGCAAGCCATCAACGCTGCCATCATTGCCGTTACCGATGCCACGGAGGCGGAAGAGAACCTTACGCAGGCTCGTGGCAAATCCCAGAACCTCAAGGATATCCTTGGCGGTTTCAAGGGAAAGGGCATAGGAGGAGCCATATCTGACATCTTCAAGAATGCGACTGGCAACTTCAGTGCAATGGGAATCGTCAACATGGCGAACCAGAACGTACAGAGCCTTGCAGAGCTTACAGAAACCCTTAATCTGTCAGAAACTCATTTCGGGACGTTCGTTAACGACTTCGCCAGTGCCACCAGTTCTTTCACCAGTTCCGTCCAGTCCCTTGCAAGCGGTGATGTCGCTGGGGCAATCAATGGAGTTGTCAAGGGCTTTGAGGGCCTGGGGCGCTCCTTTGGAAACATACTTGGAATAGCAATCGATGCGGACTACAGCTCCTATAACAGACTCGTCGAGCAGTATGACGAGCTGATAGGCGTATGGGACGAGCTGATAGACCGCAAGAGCGAATATATCGGCATGAGCTACGGCGCTGAGACGCTGAAGGTCGGCAGGGAGGCGTTAGACCTCATTGAGAAGCAGGCAGAGGCATACAGGGAGCTTGGCAAGGAAAGGCTCAACGCAGGGTCGTCGGCAGGGTCGAGCTCCATAGGACGCAGAATATCCAAGAATATGGATGCCGGGGACTGGAAGGGCATAGCGGACAGTCTCGGGTGGTCTGTTGACGAGGCGAAGGAGTTCATCGGCACATCAAGAATGACCGGGCTGTTCGACCTCACGGCGGAGCAGATTAAAGCCCTGCAGGAAGGCAACCAGGTATGGTGGGCAAAGCTCGACGACGATGTGAGAAAATACCTTGAGAGCATCATCGAGAACGAGGAGAAATGGTCCGCCGCGCAAAGCCAGATGATGCAGCAGCTCACCACCACCACGGAGGATAACGTGTTCAGCGGATTCCTCGATGACCTCTACGGCATAGCAGACGGTTCAGAGGAAGTATTCGACAACATTGCCGAAAGCTGGCAGCAGATGGTCAACAGAATGGTCATCAACAACCTTGTAGGTGCGAGGTTTCAGGAATCGCTCAAAGGATGGTACGACGACCTGTACAAGGCAATGCAGAAGCGTTCCGAGAACGGCGACAACAAAGAGTTCAAGAGCGACATCGACCGTCTTCAGAAGGAATACGAGGACTATGTACGTGAGGCGCAGGAGGAGATTGAGGTGCTTCGCGGAGTGGGAATCATCAGCGGAAGCGCAGAGGCTAAAGAGGATAAGAACGCATCGAATGTAATGGCTGACAAGGCTACATACGATCAGTTTGAGAAATACCTTGGCATAGCTACGGCACAGCAGATAACCGAGGAACAGATCAGGTCCATCCTCCAGAGGTGGGACGGAAATATCAGCCCTGTCGTAAACTTGCCGGAAAGCCAATCCCCTGTTGTGAACGTTGAGACGAAGGCTGACAACAAGGAAGCGTTGCTCATCATCGAAAACCTACGCTCGATTGCCGATATCACATCATCGAACGGCTCTACTACGAGGGAAATTAGAGAGCTTGTGAAGACATCCAATGAGTATCTGTTGGATATAAAGAAGTCGAACAGGGAGATACTGGAGGCTATGACGGTGCGAGTTGATAACCTTTACAATCTTATGGAGAAGAAGCTATGACGGAAGAAACATATATCAGGGTTGTAGGAAGCGAGGAATGGATAGACCTGTATGATACATACGGAATCTCGCTTGACGAGACATCGCTTTCTAAGCTGATGACGCCGGCACCGAACAAACAGCCAACGGAGAACTCGAGCGACATCATGAACGGGAAGAGGCTGAACAGGGAGCCGGGGAACGTGCGCAAGGACGAGCGGAACGTGCAGCTGACAATCAACATCCATGCAAGGAACAAGGACGAGTTCCTAAGACTATACGGACGCTTCTGTAACGAAGTTCTTGACAATGGGTATTTCGACCTTAGAAGCTGTTACAATCCTGGTATGATATACCGCATGACCTACGTCGACTGCCAGCAGTTCAGCGAGTTCATGCTTGAGCTTGGGAAATTCACCCTGACGCTCAATGAGCCCGACCCTACTAACAGGGGTACTGATGACAAGTGGGATGAAGAAATAGAGGAAGAGTGATGGAAGGAAGAATCAACATATACCAGATGAAGGAGGTAGGCGGCACGTTGAAAGAGACGGTCGTCTACAGGACTTATCTTAGCAGCGAATCGGTGCATGAGGAGGAAATGAGCATATCCAACCTCATACGCCTCTCCTTCGACGGGGAGAGGAATATAACTCTTCCAGCCGGGGCGTACATTAAGCATGGCGGTGTCAAGTACCGTCTGCTCAGTGCCTACCATCCGAAAGCGAACAACAACAGAAGCTACAAGTACACGCCGGAGTTCCAGCACCCAGTCATGCTCCTCTCACGGATTCCGTATTTCCATCTTGACGGTGACACATCGGGAGGCAATCAGGGACACGAACCACCTACTCCAGCGGATGTATGGCGGACGGCCACCAAGGAGTCGGAATGGAGCTTCAGCGGATATGCCGCTACGCTTGTGAACGATGTGGTCACATACATGAACCTGTACCTTGGCATGATTGATGGGACGCTTGCATCAGAGCTTGGCGCAGGATGGGAATATGTATGCGACAGCTTCGGACAGAAGGTAGTGGAAATATCTGTTCAGGCTTCGGACATCATCAGCGTCGTGTCACAGGCTGCGGAGCAGTGCGGCTGTGAGTTCCACTTCGACGCAGTACAAAAGATACTCTTCTTCGGTGACGTGGCTAACCAAATGACTGAAACCCCGTTTGTACTGAAAAGCGGCTACAATGTCAGCCATGCGAGCGTGACGAGCAACAGCGAGGAATACTATAACCGATATGTCGTAAGGGGCGGCACGACGAACCTCTCCCAGCCTACCTATGCGGGCGGCAATGCAAGGGTAACGAAGCGCCTCACCCTTGAGGGAATGTATTATTCTGGCACCGGAATAGAAATGTACCCAGATTCCATTCTCGACCTTCGAGGAAACGAAAATGTACCAGAGTATATACGCTCGGATGCCAACGAGCCCGCACTGACGGGGCAGATAACGATGGACGATGTATATCCTCATCTGAAGGTGTACATCTACAACCCGAGGGAAAGACGGTGCTACAAGCTTGACGAGGACGGGAACGAGCTTACCGACCAGATTTATTCGAAGTGGTACATTAGGCTTGCATACAAGACCACCGAGGCGGAGTATGATGAAAATGAGAACCCTCTCTTCATCGCACAGGAGACCTTCGGCGGAACGACCTACTATTGGTACCCTTATGTCATCACGGACGAGATGCGGATACAGGACACCGACTTGCAGATATCCTTCCTCCCGAACTACGACACGGAGAAATATTCAAGCCCGTTGGTGGGCAGGACGTTCGTAATCGTTCCTTTCTATGAGAAAACTCAGGAGAACGAGCATAATGTTGACCATATCCCGTTCAACGTGTATGCCGGAGAGTACCGCATAGACTTCGAGGAAGATAACGGGCTGATTATTCCGACCGGAGAAGAAGGAGGTCTTTATCCGCAGGGGGCCTCTACCCCGTCCCATGAGAACAACATCGTGTCGGTCATTGGCGTGGCCGTCACGGAAGAATTGAAGACGGAGGCGAAGTATGAGCTTCTACAGGCTGCTATTGAGTATGTCGGCCAACAGAGGAAGGACAGGAAGACATACTCATTCGATTCCTATGTAAGACACTTCCGTCATTATAGGCAGAACCCGAACTTCCGTCTGTATGTCGGTCAGAAGGTTATATACGACGACGGAGGCGACCTTATCGGCGGCACCTCCATGCGTCTTGAGACGAAGATAAGGAAGCTTGTCACCCGTCTGACCGACCCGGATAACATAAAGATTGAGGTAGGCAATGAAAGAATCGTCGGCAGAAGGGAAAGCTATGAGAAGAAAGTAGAGACGCTGATAACGTACATCGGCGGTGCTAACGGTGGCAATATGACCGATGCGGACTTCCTGAAGCTGCTCAACACGTTCGGCCGCAGGATGTTCCTGTCGAAAGAGCATGATGACACGGCAAAGGGAATCATTACTTTCTTACGGGGGATATGCTTCGGTGCAAGTCAGGACTGGAAGATAACAGGCGACGGCGATGCAACCCTGCATGACATCAATGCTCAGAATGCTATCTTTAACACGCTCACTGCCCAGAATGCGCACTTCTTCAATCTTATCATCGACGAGATAAAGTCGGTCGGAGGCCAGTTGATTATCACCCCGGCTAACTGCCGTATTGACAAGGCTGTTGAACTTGAAAATAACGAGGGGTGGAAATGTTACTTCAAGAAGTCAGACGGGAACAAAACGATAAACAACCAGTGGGTGCCCGGTATGCAGGCAATCCATCAGGAGTTTAACGTGGCCGATAATGGCACAAGGAATTACTGGCGTGTCGTCACGGCGATTGGCGAAGAGGAGAATGTGGAAATCGACGAAGAAAACACATTCGACTGTCATTACATTGTTCTAGGCAACAAACAGGGAGAATATAAGAACGATTCAAGTTTAGGCGACAAGTTTGTTGCTGCACCACAGGCAGGGGATGACATCTCGCAACTCGGATTCAATGAGGCGTGGTGCCTGGCACAGCCAAACGGCACTCTGCCATCCGACTATAAGCAGTTGGAGAATGCTATCATTCTGTCTGCTTATAACATTCCATTCATCTATACTGGTCCGTATAAGGAAGACGCTAACGGCATACAAGCACCTTTATATGCAGCGTTTAGCGGAATTAAAGACTTTGTTGTAAAAGAAGACAACCTGTTAGTCGGAATAGCAGGTAACGGACATACGTTTAAGGGGCGTGTCATTATCGAGCAAGGATCTACCCTTGCTGACGGTAGGGATGTGAACAATCTCGGTGTGCAGGAAGGGAATCTTCTTCGCAACAGCGGATTTACGGGAGATTATAATAGCATTGAAGTTGACGGGGATATGGATATGTCGGCTGGCACAGAAGTCTATTCCGAACCGCTAAAATATTGGCTTGTGACTGATGCGAATGGTCGTGCAAGTACAAGTGCCGTTGAAGTCATCGAAGAATCAAATGCTGTCAGCGGATATGCTGCTGTGATTAACGGCAATCTGTCACAGGACATAGATGTGTACCCTGGCACTTGGTATATGCTGATGTTCAAGGCATATATAAGCGACAATACTACTGGAAGACTAACAATCAACTTAGGTGGGGAAAGTAAGCAAGTGACCGTCACTTATACCACACAAAGATTCGCACTTCCAATCCATACTGGTGAATCTGTAGATGAAGCATACAAGAAGTTAGTGCTATCAGGTGAAGGTATAACAGTCTATGACCTTATGCTTGTTCAAGGGAATATCCCGACCGAATACAAGCCATCGGAGAAGGATAATGACAAGACACTTGCTGAATTACTCAATCTCGAATATCTCAAAAGGGCAATCTATGAAGCAAACACGGAGATAATTGGCGGTCTGATTATGTCCCAATTAATCAAGGTCGGTAACTACGTGAACGGCAGGCAAGAGAATACTGGAGGTATGAGCGGACTATACACAGATGGCAACTCTCCTTTCCTCTGGGGTGGCGGCACATTTGAGCAGGCTATTGAAACCATTATGTATTATGCCGGCAGAAGACCGGAGCATTATTACGACGAGGAACCCGAAGGTCACGTAAACTTTGCTGTCTCACATGGGGGGACGGCTATATTGAATGATATTATCCTAAGAGGCTATATCAACGCCATTGGCGGTATATTCAAGAACGTCCGTTCCGCTAACGGCAAATGGTCGCTTGATGAAGACGGATATATGCGCTGCGTAAACGCATGGATAAGCGGAAGCATATATACTCCTTACACTATCATCAACAATGACAATATCGAAGACAACTCGACAATACGGCAAATAACTATCAGATGGGGCATCACGGAAATAACACGTGATGTCAGAGTGCTGAACCTCGAAAAGACAGGGTTCAATCTACAGATTGACTATCAGAGTAATGAAAGTATGCCGCTGTTTATCATGTTGCCTGAAGACGACGGCTTAATTGGCGCGGAAGTCAACGTATTCCAAAACTCAATTCATAGATGTGCATTAGTGCATATATCGAAGGTAAGCATGGATGATAACCGCTATTATGAATATTTCAATCCTATTCTGCTGAAAGGGCAGAAGATAAAGCTCAAATGCTTCAAGGATGGAGATACAAACAGGTGGTTTCCTGAAGCGTACACTGATGCGTTACGATTCAGAACACCTTTGGAAATTGCCTATGTAGAAGTGGAGGTCATTAAAGTAAATGATGAATGGATTCTTCGTGAAATTGTAGGACGCTATCATTCTGAGGCGAGATTCCAATATGTAAGAGATAATGTAGGGAAGTATATTGTAACGCTTCCTTCTGACTGGAGAAGCGTAGGTGTAATTGGTTGTGACATTGTTCCGCATTCTTATGTAATGATGGAGTATAACAGAGGTGCCTATGCGAGTGTAATAGACAAAGACCCTGTAAACAGCAGCTTTACAATACAGGTAGCCGATGACGATTCTGTTAATGACGGAAACTTCGGATTCACGATATATCTAAACAGGGATGAAGAGTCAATCGACATAAACCCAATTTTGAATAACGAATAAAAAAACGAAATATGGCAGAAGAGAACGATAGCATTTTACATAGAATACCTTTTTCGGGAAAATTCTCCGACATTGCAAACTGGCTGAATGAAAACTTTCATCTGATAGAGCTGGCAATCAAGCAGAATACAGGTAAGAGCGCATACGAGGTATGGCGCGACTATACGGACGGACAGGGAAATCAGCCGAACATAGACAAGACCGAAGAGGAATTTCTTGCCTCATTGAAAGAAAGCGGCTACAAGATGCAGGCGGTGACAGCTCGCCCGTCAACGATAGCAGGAATCGAAGCAGATACAATCTACATGTACCCTGACGGAACTGGGCAATTCTCGACTGCCATCTATACAGGCGACCTAAACAGTACGTATGACAGCACTAAATGGATTGTTTTGGCTACGAATCCGGGTGACTTGTCAGGTGCATTTTCTGACATTGAAGGGATTAAAGAGAATATAAGGAAAACACCTTCTATGGTCTCTAATATGGGAAGGAACCACGTATTTGTTTCCACTAATGATAATCCTGATGTAATCAATGTGTGTGATGCAAAAGGTAATATTGCAATATCTGTAAGAAACGGACATCTCTACACAAAAAACGCCAACACGGAGGTACTTGGAAGTTTTAAAGAGAACGGCAACGGCGAATTTACCGTATCGGATGCAAGGGGCAATGTAGCTTTTAAGGTCAGTGAAAATGGCGTCTCATTAAAAAAGGGTATAGTTGACGAGTTGATTTTGGGCGGGAATAATATACTTGAGATGATAACCAGTCTCTCACGCGACACATTGAAATTCATCAATACGGATGAAGGTGATATTATCAGACTTATAGATAAACATGGGTATATCCTCGCTATTATCTCAGAAAATGGCATCACTACACGGAATAGTGCAAGTTCGGATATTGATATAACCGTTGCCAACTCTGACACTATTACTATTATCGGTTCTTCGCTTGGCGAGACAGAAGGATATGGTACAACGATATTCCCTGCCAACAAACATTGGAGCGGCATAATATCAATGTATCTTGACTATCGAATCCAGAATCTCTCTGTGTCTGGCTCAAACAAAATCACCGCGCTATATAAAATCAGGAAAGGTGATTGGAAGCCTATCGGTAGATATTGCCTTGTTGCCAATGATGAGAACGTGCAATTCGATAGCCGCCAGCACACAATGGCATTAGACAATCTATGTAAGTGTCTGTTGTCTATTGGAATAGAACCAATTATCTGCACATCATATCATAAAGATTGGTGTTTATCCTCTGCGTATAAAAATTATGCTAAAGAACATAACTACATGATGCTCGATGCTGCACATTATTGCAATAGTCTGAGAAGCGGAATCGTAGAAGAGTTCGATGATGGGGCGCATCTTCGCAGGAGAAATATACCGATGGTTGCTGATGCCTATATGCCACAGCTAATGATGATGGAGAACCCATTGCAGAGCGTCAAGGTGTTCAGGGTAAGGGACGCTTCTTTTAATGACCTTGACGAGCTTGTATTCACTTCCAACTTTGAGCGGGCAAAAATTTTTAGGGAGATAACGGTAAGCAGTTCGGCTAATATTGACGAATATTGCAAGTTGGCAGGAGGAAGCAGCATTAGCTTCAATAAGGTTGCACTCATCAGTTGTATTTTGCCAGCTATCGGTAAAAATGCGAACAATGTAAGATTGTCATTCGTCACAAATGACGACAACATTGCGGTGTATGCCAAAAATGACATGATAAGCCCATATCCTAACCCGACAAATGCAACAAGGGCAAGGTTTAGCATAGAAGATGAGATTGATGTCCCTTCTGTCGGTTCCGTCTATACTGTCGAAGGAAGTGACTATACTGTGACGGATATAATCATTGGTGAGAATAATTATTATTGCACCGTCTATTGCACTCCAAGCACGTTACCATCCACTCTCGAAGATGGTAATATGACCAAGAAAAGCGGAGATGGTGATGAACAGATATATTATGCACTGGCAGAGCAAGCAACAGTGTCCGTCATGCAATTTGTCGAAAATGACAATAACGGACATTATGTAGCTTTGACAAAATCTAACGGATATTATAGATTGCCAGACGAAGATGGATATATTGACTATGATAAGGTCAACTTTCTTATTGTTTCAAGTGGAACTTTTTCGTTGTCAGATATACATGTGATGCTAAGTGCATCGTCGAAAAAACAACGGAAAGACAGGATGTTGTTTGAATGGACTGATAATGATGAACTGCCAACAGATGAATTGCTGCCGGAAACGAAATTCGGAAATGTAGGAACAAGCACAAGCTACTGGAGAAATGACAGCAATAGCCCCTTGATGTCGCAAAGTTCTTATGGAGAAAAATATCCGTCCGGGTGTTCGTCTCTTGTGCGCATATCAGATGTTGTAGCAATGAATTACACAGCACCATCCTCCTCTTTGGCGAAGAACGGAAAAATGTGGCTGGAGGTATGGTGTAGATATTTCCCGACTGCCCCATCTCCATACACGCAAGCTGGAGACACGGTAATTGACGATTCGAGTTATGACTATTCCACATTATACGTCCAATTTGGAGAGATGAACAAGAAAGCGGTTGTGGAAAACGAAGTTGGACTAATGTGGAAAATAGTCAGAGTGCCTATAACATTGTATTACAACGCATCAACTCCGTCAATGCCAATCAGACTGTCTGCTTCTAAGGAGCTGGAGATTTGTAAAGTTTCCCTCAAATACGAATGTTAATTAAAAAAAATAAAATCATGAACATTGTTATTCCAAACGCTGATTTCTCTTCCGTTGCCATAGGCAAGGTAGATATGAATGTAACGAAAATAGGCGATTATCACGTCTATTCAGATAATGCCGGTAAATTGTATTACATCGGCAGTCAGTATTCTTCTATATTTGACGTTGAAGGATGCACGCAGATATACATTAAGGCTTCGGGTAAGTATGCGTCGTCTGCTGTAGCATCAAGACCTCATTGTATATTCTACAGTGAATATCCGGGCACCGACTTAACTGATGCAAGTGAGGCAAACGCATTCAACGCATATCGTATTAGTGCAGAGATAGACACAGAAGCAACACTCGGTGATGTCTATGACTTCGAGGGTGTCGTGAGTGTCCCGACAGGTTCCAAGTGTGTATTACTACAATATCTAAGTAATTCTAATTACGATAAAGTTTGCATCAAGGAGTCGTAACATTAAAACGATAAGCTATGAAATGTCTATGCTGTCAATAATATGTTGGTTCGCATTAAAAGATAATGCTTAAAATTCTGAAAGTATGCTGAACATTACACAAGGAAACCCGGTGCCGCTGGGGATACAGCTGCGGAGGAACGGGACGGACTTCGCCCCTGAGAGTGAGGGATTGCGCGTGCGGCTGACCGACTATTACGGCAGTCGGGCGATTGAGGACGTGACGGTGGCCGACTGTAAAATCCTGGCTACCGTCCCCGCTACGGTACGCGTGGGTAAGTACGGTATCGAGATTACCGGCACACAGGCTGGCAGTCCGTGGCGCACGAAGTATAATGATGTGCTTAACATCACCGACGAGACGGTGGAGGACGTTAGCGACGAGCCTGTGACGATGACGGGCGACTACTACGACATCGTACTGACGGTAAACCTCTATGGCGGCGGCGATTCGGCAGATCTGCTCGAAGAACTGGAACGGCTCAGGGGTGAGGTGACGAGTCTCACCGGGGAGCTGGCAGAGAAGGATGAGGTCATCAGCCAGAAGGACGCGGTGATCAGTCTGAAGGATGCCGTAATCAGCGAGAAGGACAGTACCATCAGCGGACTGCAGGGCGACCTGCAGGAGAGTCAGCAGCAGCTGTCGGACATGACCGACGAGCGCGACGATGCTGTGTATGTAATTGGGTCTTTCTTTGGAGGAACTGTTGTAAATCTTCCAGACAAAAGTTTCAATGTAAAATTTAGAGATCTGCCAGTTCCAACACAAATCGAAAGTTGTGGGAATTTCTTTCAAGGTACAAAACAAATAGAGAGTATAAATCTTGGAGGAATAACAAGGTTGGACGACAGTTGTTTTAGAGACTGCACCAGTCTTAATACAGTTGTTGGTGTTAATGTCATAGAATGTGGTACCAATATATTCTATGGTTGTACCAATCTTGAAACAATTTCACTGCCGAAATTAGCAACAATATATAACCACGCCTCTAATTATGGCTATTTGTTCTATTCTTGTAGTGCAAAGCTTGAAACAATAGATTTACCTGCATTGGAAGAAGCGGGAGCATCTTCCTTTGCTTACTGCTCGAAGTTGAAAAGTGTAAGTCTGCCCAAATGTAAGACGTTTGGAAATTACTCTTTTCAAAATTGTACAGAATTGGAAGAAATATCTTTACCAGAAGCAACGTCAGCGGCCTATTCGACCTTTCAGGGTTGTAGCAAGTTAAAAAAAATCGAATTTTTCAAGATTCTTTCATTTAGCATTGGTACCGCTACTACTAACAGCTCAGATTTGAAGCTCATACTAAGGAATCCATCTGTTGTAGCTCTTGTTTCTGCAGGATATATAGCAAGTAATTGTACAGTTTATGTGCCAGACGATCTATTATCCTCATATAAATCAGCCAGTAACTGGAAGAATATTGCCGGGCAGATTAGGGGACTGAGTGAGTATGTGGAATAATAAGTTTATGAGTTATGAGAATACAACCAGATGAAGCCATCTCTCGCCTAAAAAAAGTAGGTGTGAAAGGAACAAGAAAAGTTCCAGCTTCAACACCCATAAAATTCGTTAGAGGTTTTGGTGATAATGAACACCACACTATCTATTTTTTAGGTCAGGGAAATAGAGTGTTTATCACTCCAGCCGACGATTCAATCAGACCAGTATTAGCTGACTGCGAAAACTTGGATTTAACGGAAGAACTACCGCCATCATTAGTAGATTTACTTGGTGAATATGACCGCCAAATCACCATGTACCAAAATAGCGGTATGTCTATGGAGGTAGGTGACGATATGCTGAGTGATGCAGACCGCCAAGCAGTTCAACCATTATTGAAGACTGTCTGGTCACAAGGAGCACCATACAACGACAGACTATTGTTCAACGGTCAGAAGTGTCTGGTCGGATGCGTGGCTCTCAGTATGGCGCAAATCATTTATTACTGGGGAAAGACTGGTAAAGATGGGAAATTGTATTACAGGGGATGCACTGCATGTCCTGCATATACGACGAGAACAAGTAAGTATAAGGTGGATGCCCTACCACCTATAACCAAGTTTGATTATAGTCACTTGACACAGAAGACACCTGCATCTGCGGCAAGCATAAAAGCTATGTCTGTATTCTTGGAGTATTGCGGTAAAGCTCTACAGAGCAATTACGGAACATCTGCCACATCTGCATATAATGTTTCAGCAAGGGACGTGTTAAAAACTCATTTCAGAATGGGCAATCCTGTTATAATATATGCCAGTAGTGGAGAAGCAAAATTTGAGGAAAAGATTTACAACGAATTGGTCAATGGGAGACCAATTATGATTGCTGGATATAGAGCAGGTGGGTATGGTCACATGTTTAATTGCGATGGTGTTAAACATGATACTTATGGCGATACATATCATTTTAATTTTGGCTGGGGAGGTAATGGCGATGGTTGGTATGCAATGACTGCTATAAAACCAAAGGCTGACAGAGAGTACACGATAAACCTCAGTGCCATAATAGGCATTGAGCCGACGTATATGCTTGGTGACGCTAACGGTGACGGTAATATAGATATATCAGATGTTACTACTGTGGTACGTGACAGTTTGAATGGTAACAATAGAATTGAGAGTGACATCAACAACGACGGTAAGGTGGATGTTTCCGATCTGACATTATTACAGAACAAATTATTAGGGAAATGAAAGTAGTCTCCTGTTCGACAGCCAGAATAATTAAATACATAATTTGAATTGATCATGAGAAAGAGAGTTTTAATCATTATCGGCTTTGCTCACCTTCTGACCACACCAGGCAAGCGGTCGCCCGACGGAAAATTCCGCGAGGCCATCTACAGCCGTGAGGTGGGACGTGCCATCAAGGCCAATCTGGAAGCACTCGGCTATACCGTTGCTTTCGACTATGACGGTGACAAGCTGCCTAAGACCATGCAGACGCCAATGGCCAAGCTGGAGCAGCAGCGGGAACTTGCCCTGCGTGTCGCCAATGTGAATCAGATGTGCAAGGATTACGGTGCAGCCAATGTCATCTACATCAGCATCCATGTGAATGCTGCAGGGGCAGACGGCAAGTGGCATGAGGCCGGAGGGTGGCAGGTCAATGTGTCGCCAAAGGCTTCTTCCAAGAGTAAGCTTCTGGCAGGCTGTCTCTTCGACGCCGCCAAGGGCGTTGGTTTGAAGATGCGCCAGCCGTCGGCAAGCCAGAAATACTGGAACAACGCCGCGCTGTATATCCTAAGTAACACCGCATGTCCTGCCGTCCTTACTGAGAACCTGTTCCAGGACAACAAGGAAGATGTTGCCTTTCTCACATCTGACGAGGGCCGTCATGCCGTCGAGAGGCTGCATGTGGAGGGAATCGTTGACTACATAGAGAAAACCTATGGAAAAGCCTAAAGAGTTCAAGCGTGTAGAATTCGTGGAATACATGCCCCATGAGAAAGAGCCGGGAGTGCTTTATGTGAGTATGCGTTTCGGCCTGGTTATCTGCAAGTGTCCGTGCGGCTGTGGCATCGATGCGGTAATGCCTATCAAGCCCAAGTCATACGGATGGGACTACATCGAAAAGGACGGCAAGGTTACTCTATCCCCCTCTGTGGCTACCAACTGCCCAAACAAGGCGCACTTCTTTATTCGTGATAACAAAATCCAATGGTTATGAAAAAGAGAATTGTTCCGCTCCTGCTTCTGGCATCCGTATTGCTGAATCTGGTGCTGCTGAATCAGATGTTTAAGCCAGAGCAGGGAGAGGTGGTCACAGACACCACTACCGTTGTCAGCACATTTGTTCCCGATTCTGCTGCAGACAGCAGCTTTGTTGAGTGTAGGGACTATAAAATCCCTGCTTCAGCAATAAAAGTGCGTGGAAATGGAACGAAAGCTGTTAATTCTGGAACGAAAAGTGTTAATTCTGGAACAGAAACAGCAGAAAATGGAAATTTTCAGTCAGATTCTGTCAATTCCATGACCGACTCTCTTACTATCCAGATGAACGGTGACAGCGTGACCGTAACACTTCCTATTACTCAGAAGGTGTATTCTGATTCCACCTACACGGCATACGTCAGCGGATTTGATGCGAAGCTCGACAGCATCAGCGTGTATAGCAAGATGATCACCGTCACAAGAAGGGAGCCTACCCCGGCGTTCACATTAGGAGTGCAGGCTGGGTACGGAATAACCCCTGCAGGGATGCAGCCATACATCGGTTTGGGAGTCCAGTATAACTTTTCCCTATCCAAAATTTGGCCATTCCGAAAATAATGACTACATTTGCACCGTCTGATAATGTTTTTAGGACATATCAGTATTGCGTATAGCCCCTGTGTCCTTCATCAGGCATGGGGGCTTTTTCAGTCCGAAAAGAGCTGTTTTTCAACACTTTTGTTGCTGGATTGTTGCTCGGAGATTTGTGACAGCTTCAAAATTTATTGATAATCAGGTGATTTACAGCTACTTACGTAATTTCTGCGTCGGCAAGTGACCCCTTATAAACAACTCTGAGCAACTTGGAGTAATTTGAACTATAGGCCGTGTCAAAAGTAACAGACACGACCTCTTCATTTATTATCATGGCCTCCCGATTTTTATAGCTCTTATTCTTCATCATCAGACTCCTCATCTGAATCGTCAGAAGAAGGATAACGGTTCGGCATCATCATGGCTCTTTCTATCATAGCTTCATTGCCGAAATAGTTCTGCCCGAAGCGGTTCATATTGGTTCTGCCACCGATGGCGGCTACACAGTTCATGGCATAGATATCATCGGGATGGTTCTCTATACGTTTTAGACATGAGACATAACACATCTTGCGGTACTCGTTGTAATACTGGTTGGGTATGGACGAGTCTCTGGAACTGCCGAAATAAAGCCCTTGGTTAATCGCCCTCCACGTTATCCAGATGCGATGCAAGATTGGACTGTAGTTTCCGCTCTCCATCAGGGCACGTCCTACAGCAAGAATCCATTCGTCATCGATGTCGGATTTGTCGCAGTTCGCCCAATTCCGCCAGAGTGAGCATTGTTCGTCGAAGTTCCTGCAAGTTGCAAGTTCGCCTAACATGACTTCTATCTGGTCATCCTCACTGGCATCAAGATAATGCTGGAACTTCTCCATAACCATGCCCTCAGCAATGTCCATCACACTGTCCAAGGACTCGACAAAGGTTTCTTCGTCATCGTAGAACTTATATGCCTTGCTTTCGACAACATCGCCAAAGGAGATAAGCAAGTCCATCGGACTGAAATCCTCGTCCCATTTATCCGGCTCTGTCTTCATCAGTTTCAGGATGGAGTCCTCGAAGTCCTGTGCAGCCTTGCGCACCTCCTTGTCCTTGATTATATTGACGCTGACCGCCTTGATGCTATTCTTGACTTCATCATCGTAGCGTAACAGGTCTGCTGTGTGTCCTCTGTACCAAACCTCGTAGTTGCTCCAGACATTCCATGACAAGGCACAGCTGTTGTAGAAATCCTCGGCATTGGCAAGGAACGGCTGCTTTGAGCCTGCATATTCGGGAACACGCAACACAAAAGCGGTGTCCTCAAACAAGTAGAACTCATCCTCTGGCAGTTCAAGATTCATCTTGGAGTATAAGATGGAATCCTTGTCCTCGCCTTCATAATGCTGATACCAATCGTATGCCTGGAGGATGGCAGACAAATCGACAGGGTCGCTGTAGTCAAACAGGTCTGATGGTTTTTCTTTTCCGCAGCTGATCAGGCTCATGGCACAGCACATAGCCGTCAATAAATGTGTGAACTTCATTGTATATCCTCCTTTCCTTTTGTTTTTGTAGGCATTTTCAGTTCTCTAAGTGCAGCCACCTTCCCAGCAAGTCCAACCAATGTGGAGTTGGCAGGTATACTATCCGTAGCCAGCCTTACATATATTCTGTATCGGGGGGTGGTATCATCAGGTATTTGCGTGGCATAGCTTAAAGAATGCTTCGTGCCATGATAGACCTTCACAGAATCGTTATGGAAGAACTCACCAGAGGCAACAGTGATGCTGTCATCTGGGATAAAGCGTTCTTCATTGTAATTGATAAAGGGATTCCCATACATGGAGATACGGACATCGGCAATGGTCTTTCCATCTATCAATTCCGTTACCGTAATCTGACCCTTATCGTCATACTCACTGCCATTCCACTTGAAATGGTTTTCAAGAATCTCTCTTATCCCATGCTGCAGGTCTGGACAGATGTCTGGCTCGTGGGTAAACGTGTTGTTGACCACCTCGTAGTAACGGCAGTAACCGTCCTTTTGCAGTTCATAGATGTATGGCCATCCATTGGGAAATCTGTCACTCTCACAAATACGCTCATAGACAGGTTCGACAAGCAAGCCATAGCGGTCACGCAAGCCATAAAGCTCACGTGTACTATCGGTCAGGTAGAGAATACCGTGGAATGGTTCCATATAGTAGAAACCGCTCCTGGCATAGTTGATACAGGCATATTGGTTATAACCTATTGAGAACGACGGAAGCAGCATGCCCAGATAAAGAACCATCGTGTTTACCAACAGATTGTCCTTGATATGATGATACAACCTCGTACAGACGTAGATGACCAACCCGAAACTGACAAGCAACATACTCACTCGCCACACACCACCTACTATCTGTGCGTACCAGAAGATGGTCATACTAACGACCAGCACCCATACCTTCTCGGCATTCACTTTATGATAGTGGCAAAGCAGCCAGTAAGTGAGTGGTGCAGCTGACATGCACAGGATCTGGCAGAGACGAGCGTTCATGGCAAGTCCTGTCAGGAAAGTAACCAAAAGTATCATCAATATGGCAGAACAAGTTCTTTCCAAGCGTCCATGCCACAGGATGCCACCTATCAAATCTTTCCAGGTCAGTTCAGTGCGTACCAGTTTCTTCTTGAACAGCAATACTGCATACCAGATATAGGGTATCACGAATAACCAAAGCATGAGGAATGCCCCCAAGGCGTACTTCAATGCTACATTATATTCCAATCCTGTCAGGTCAGACACACGGCAGATAATATCACCTACACCGTTATAAACCCCAATATAAACGGACATGACTATCAACGGCACAAAGATGAGCAGCGGCAGCCAAGCACGTTTTTCTTTGTGAGCTAAAGAGAATGAGATAACCAAACGGTATAAGACCTCTAACACGATGAAGGGAAGGGCTGTGTAAGCCCAACTGCCCCTCCCTCCGAACATACTCAGCATCCACAAGGCGCAAATAGCCAAGTCAAAGAAAAACAATTTCGATTTCATGATGACCTCCTTCAGGACTTGCTCTCTTCTTCATCGAATGCTTCGTCTGCCATCGCCATATAACAGGCACGGCGTTCCCTTGCGGGCATCTCACAACAGTCCACATCTTCCTTGAAATGTGCCAGGCGTGAGAAGAAGTTCATACGGGTACTGGTGTCCTTCGCCATCCCTGCCATCGTACCATGAGCAGAATAGTCGAAGTTACGGGCATTGCGGATGGAGAGGTTGAAGGCCACCTCCACGGAGTCCTGGTTGGCTCCCATATAGGTGAATGTCCATCCTTCGCCCTTCAGTTGCTCAACGAGTTGCTTGACGGCAGCACCTGTATATTCCTTGGAGGCATTCTCCAGTCCGTCGGTGATAATGGTGACGACAACCACGGCATCCTCGATGTCCTTCACATGGTTACGCATTGAGGTCAGTGTGAAGCCCATTGCATCATACAGCGGTGTGCAGCAGCAAGGCTGATAGTCATTCATTGTCAGGGGACGCGCTTCACCGACAGGCACCTTGTCAAAGACATACTTCTTCTCACAATCGCAGAAGGTGAGCAGTGACACAAAGTGTTCCTGTGTATCTGCAAACTTCTCTTGTGCTTTCTTGATGCCGTTCAAGGTCTCGTTGAATCCGCTAACAGCAGCCTGACGGATGCACTCCATCGATCCGCTTTTATCGAGGATAATCACATTGAATACCTTTGTCCTTGTCTGCTTGGTTTCGTTTTTCTGTTCCATTGTTCTTTCGCTTTTAATGATTTGACTTTGATTGTTTATCCCACTGCTACCGTATCGACCACTTCCACGACATCTTCAGACTCTTCAAATTCACGCACCAACATGGAACGTAGGTCGTATGAATCTACTAACACGTCAATGGTCTTAGCCATGATGTTACCACACATAGAACCTGCACTGGCTGGGACTCCATATTTCTCCAATACAACCATGATGGTGTACATCGGATTGTCGGCAGGGAAATAGCCGCACAACTCCATGCGGCGGTTGTTACCCTTGGTATAGAAGGTACGCCCACAAGCGGCAACAGATGTGTAACTGCGTCCTGCCTTACGGAACAATCCGCGTTTTACGGCGTGTTCCAGACCCTTCTGTAATGTAGCGATATGTGCAGACTCTGCTATTTGCTCATTGAGCACAACAACATTATCTCCTTCTGCCTGTAACTTCACCATACGTCCGCCATTGGCTACAGCGTTGTAGAAGGTGAGCATTCCCATTGCGTTGTCTGGCATACTAGCAAGGTACTCGGAGATTTTGTTGTCGAGCAGTACTGTCTGATTACCATACACCCTTTCCTTTGCCTTGGTGAAGGCGACCTGAGAGCGATAGCCCAAAGCCTGTTCCAATGTCAGATGTCCATAACCGCCTCGGCTCCAGTTGTGGTCTTTCACATTCTTGTAGATGCCAAATTCTGTGTCAATGACATCATCCGAAGAAATCTTACCAGTGGAGAGCAATGCCAGATAGGTCGGGCCAGTCATCATTACACTCTGCTCTTCATTGTATGTGTCTTCGTATGGAACGAACTGTTTGCCTTTGCTTGACAATGATACTTGTGCCTTGATAGCACCTGTTGCTGTCTCCACGACATAGACCATACCTTTGGTACAGTTCCGCTCTGTCATCGCTTCCTGTAGGATGGTACTAACGGACGCCTCCAATGCTTCATCCCTATTACTTGTCGGTTCCAGGTTATCTACAGGTGTTTCTCCTGCAAGAATCTGTAACCGCTGAATATCTCTTTCGGACAAAGACAAGTTTGCACCGCTCCTATGGTAGCCCAGTAACCATCTGGCTCCTCGCTTGCCTAAACAAGCTTTCTCGTCTGCCTTTAGGTAGTAATAGGCCGCAAGTTGATCATTCTGAAGATTTTCATCATCATATCCTGCGTACATCTTGGCAAGAATAGCATTAACAAAAGGAATCTTGTCAGAAAGAGCCGTAAGTTTGTCCACATCAGGGTTGGTGGCACCTCGCCAGTCCGGGACACACTGAAGCAGTTCGGCAAATGTGCTGCCAGCGGTGGTTGCCTGTTCAATCAGACGTATTCCATCCAACGTGTCGCCACGTTCCATTGTGATGATGCCCTGTATGGCAAATCCATCAGGACAGCCTTTGGCGATAAGCTCTTCAAACATGAAAGTGGCTTCATCCACGTTCTTCTTCTCGTAGTTATCCACGGCATCGAAGATGAGCTTGAAATCGGAACCTTCCGGCAATGTCTTCAAATAATCTTCCATATTGGAGATGCCTCCGTATTCATCGGCTTGGGCAAGCATCGTCAGCATTCCGACGAAATCTTGTTTCACGCCCTTGCCGTCACGGTAGCAGTCGGCAAGTTTCACGAATGCCTGACCATCTCCCCAACGGGCTTTCTCAATGAGAGTGTTTAATTCGTTAGTTGATGACAACTCGGTTGGATTACCTACCGACTCATCTAAAAACTGGCTGTCTGTACAGCTGACCGTTGCCAGCACTACCGCCATGACTGCAAACAGATACTTTTTCATGTCTTTGTACTTTTATTGTTTCAACTTTTTACTTCCTATTCATCGGCCAGTTCTGCCATGTTGTTTCTGAAGACGGTCCTTATTACGCCCAGCATCTGGAGGGAGTTGCGAAGGTTTTGCTCCAACGATTCTTCATTGGCATAGTAGAACTCACAGGTTGCTGTGACATTCTTGAAGGTCTGGTCAATATAGACTTTTGCCAACTTCAACTCGCGTGTCATCTTGTTACAGACGGCAAGCACAAGTGTTTCCTGGCCTTCCTCAACCTCATGAAACTGGGGGAGCATCATGGAGATATAGGGCTCTTCCTCATCACCTGTCAGCACATAGATAGTCTTCATCTGGTAATGGAGCATGATGTCACCGTCGTTATCTACTTCCGGACTGTAACCCATCTTTTCGAGGGTCTTCAGAATCAGTTCTTTCTTGTTCATATTGTTGTTTCCTTCTTGCTGAGTTTCATTGTCATTTGCAAATGCCTTCTTCACTTTGTCGAGGAATGACTTAATCAAATCTTTCTTCGCCATAGTTGCTCCCCCTGTCTTTTTGGTTAAGCAACATCCTCCTTGCCATCAGAGTCGGCATCATTGTCTGTATCTTCTGATGCGCTGTCACTGTCCTCTTCCGAACTTGCCATTGCCCTGCGAAGGAACATGAGACCGGCCTCCAGATGGAGTATCATGCGTGAGAGAAGCTGTTTTAGGTCTTCGCCACCGAACAGCTCTCGTTCATAGAACAGCCACATGCTGTCATTGAGCTTGTTGGCCTTGACATACTTCAGGGTGCCGTTAATCTTGTCCATCACCTGATAGAAGCCCACGTTGTTCTCATCGTCAATGTCAAGCACGGCAGGTAGAGCAAGATTCAGGAAATCCTCGTCATCTTCGTTGTACATGTAGAGGAAGTGCTTACCTTCATATTCAAAGCCATATCCGAAACCTTCCAGTTCTTCCATCTCAAAGCCCAGTGCCTTGAATGCGTCTAAAATCTTTTCTTTCATAGTCGTATCGTTTTTTATTGTTTATACTCTGTTCATTATCATATATGGAAGCCAATCGTAGCTTGTTTGCATCCCTCATCCTTGGGAGAGAACTCGCTGCGGACTCGTTCAAACTCCCTCAGCTCACGGCTGCTGACCGAGGGTGACTTGTGGGATATGGAGTCCTCTAACAGAGTTTGTGTAATGACCTTATAGGGTTTGTCCTTCTCCCTGATGCTGGCATTGAACATCTTGCGTGAGGCTACTTTGATGATGTAGCTGATGTCGCTGCAATTATAGCCCTTGGTCAAGTCTGCCAGACGCTCAAAGTCAATGCCTCCGTCAACGGGAAGTTTGGAGAGGGCGAGACGGAAAAGGCTTTCCCGTGCCTTGCTGTCTGGCATATCCACGTATATCAGTTCGTCGATGCGTCCAGTTCTCAGCACGGCCTTGTCGATGCGCTCAGGATGGTTGGTTGCAGCAAGAACATAGATGCTCTTTTCAGCGGCGTTATTCAGCATACACAGGAACTCGTTGGTCTCTCCGTTCTGATAGTTGCGGTCATCATTGGTGCGCTGGGGCACCATCGCATCGAACTCGTCGAAGAAGATGAGAGTTGGAGCCTTGCGCTCTGCCTTGCGGAATACCTCGCCAATTTTCTCCTGTGTTCCATGCACGAGGGTTGAAGCGAGGTCGTCGGGTACGACCTTGATGAAGTTGATACCGACCTCTTCGGCTATCTTCTCGGCAAAGTAGGTCTTACCACATCCGGCAGGGCCGTAAAACAACAAACTTGGCGGTGTGATACCGAAGGCCTTGGCACACTCCTGGTTGTTCAGGACATTGATGAATCCCTCCTTCACCATCTGCTTCAGTTCGTCCATACCAGCCACATCTGCAAATCCGTGGCAGCCATTCTTTTTAGGCTCCTTGTTGGGAGGCAAGGCTTCGGTAGCCCTTTGGGGAACTTTCACGTCCTCCTTTGCTGTAGTCAGGCCGGTGGTCAGCTTGCGGAGCCATTCCTTTTCTGCGTTTGTCTTTACGTTCATATCGAACTCCTTGTTTATCTGTTCATGGTTAGAGAGTACCACAAGTAACTATTTTCTATCTTAAAATAAGAACTTTTTCATCTGTTCAACCCTACGCACCATTTGCCGCGTGTTGTTAGGCAGTGTTTAATCCGACTATAGGGTATCGTGAAGTGGAATGTACCTGCTGCAAAACAACTAATGGCGTATGGCTGGAAGGAGAACACTATTCCGTCCTCAGAGAGTCCTGGAGTTGGAAGGGTGAAACCTCCAGTTTCATTTCCATCTTCATCTTGATTGGTTACATAATCCATGATGTTTGGCTCCCATTCCTTGTATTGTTGCGTTTTCTTTGCTTCATCAAGCAAGATGGACAAGACATCGCTCATACGCTCTGGCTTGAAGAGGTAATCACAATCAATCTCCTGTTGATGAACATGATCGTATGAAACCAAACGCTCTGTGTAGAAGCCATGTGCTCCTCCATTGTAGTCATGGGTATATTCTTGGTATGTCACATATCGACTGTTGTGCACAATAGCTTGCAGATTCAGATCAGAAAACAATGCTGCCGGATAGTCTTCGTCATTCGTGCCGTATTCTCCTTTCTTAATTGCGAAGTATATGTTCGCTACAAATCTGGCAATCTGTCTGTTGTCGTTGATATTGCCTCTGTATGTCCAGCCACCATAGGAGCGTTTTGAGTAGTCGATGTATATCGATGTGACAGCAGGAACGTCAGCATCCAACGACTGTGAGCGTTCCACAAGTTTAATCAGCCATTTCCTGATACCGTTTGAATTGGGGACAGAAGTCTCTGGAAAATCTGTGGCAAAGCTATGTAGAACGGTGCGACCAAAGCCAGCGATGGTATCTTTCCTAAACCTTGTGAACGATGCAAAGTTCCAGTTAAAGACTTTAGTCTTTCCAAAGTTTTTTTGTCAGAGAAATCAACCAAGACCCTTTTAGCTGCATTGCTAACATAGAATTTTGTATCACATCCAGAGGCAAATGAATCGATCCGTAATACCGGGGCTGTAAGCAGCACCTTATTCTTATTGAACAAGACGTTACTACGGCAATAGGTTTCATAGCCCCAATAATAAGCCGTTCCATTAACTACGCAAACGGTATCTGCCCACCAGTCAGCATAGTCTAATAAATGGTTGACGAAAGCTGGAATGGGTACAGGTACATACGACGAGACATATTCTGTGTCATCGTTGGATTCCGCATCACTTTCATCATCTGCTTCATCTTCGCCCATATCTGCGATGTACGAATACAGATTCTCGGATACGTTTTCCTCATTCCCCGTGTCAAGATCGGAGGCGAAACAGTCCTGAAGACTTGTAGCACAGACACCAACAATCAGAAGCAGCATCAATATTGCTGGTAACAATCTCATTCCTTTCATAGACAGATTCTGATTACCTGTTATGGTTAACTCGCTTTACTTCTTCCACCCCATTGATGGCTGCTATGTGTGATATGATGGTCTGCAACTCTCCAAACGAATGAACGGAGAAGGTGATGGTGCAGTTCACGATGCAGTCTACGGTGTTCGTGCTGAGTGAACAGATGGAGAGGTTCAGCTCATTAGTGATGCTGTCGATCATATCGCTTAACAGATGAAAGCGGTCAACTGCGAGAATCTGGATGCAGACGGGATAGAGCATGGAAGGGCTTTCCTTGTAGTCCACGGACACAATTGAGTCGCCCTGCTGTGATGCCAGTCCGATGGCGATGGGACAATTGCGCTTATGAACGGTAATCGTGCCGTCAGCCTCCTTGAAGCCAATGACTTCCTCACCAGGAATGGGATGACAGTTGGGGCAGAAATGGTATTTCGGCTTTTCCTGCTTGGCGAAGTACCGCTTCAGGAAGCCTTTGGCCTTGTAGGTCAGGACGTGTTCCGTCCAGTCCTGCATGGGATGGATGTCGGGATTAGTGACAATCTCCACGATGTCGCCACGATGCAGTTCCGTCTTGACGGATGCCAACTGTCCGTTGATGCGGGCATAGTGAGCATGTTCACCGATATTGCTGTGAATCTCGAAGGCGAAGTCCAAGGCCGTAGCGCGCTTGGGCAGGTTGACAGGCATCCCCTTAGGGGTGAAGACCAGGATGTCGTCGTTATAGAACGTCGTGACCACATTTTCGATGAAGTCTCCCTCCTTCTGATGGAACTCCATGTCCTTCAACACCGTGCGAAACTTATCAATCCAACGACGCACGTTGTCCTCGCTACGCTCTGCCACAACGCCAAGCTGGGAGGCACGAACCATACGCTCGCTGCTGATATGTACCTCCTCCCAACAACCGAAGTCTGATAGGAGCTGCACATGGAACGACTGATAGCCATTCTCCTTCGGGGAGTCGATGTAGTTGATGATGCCACAGGGCTTCTCCTTGAAGGCATTGGTCAGACGTGCGTAGATGTGCAGGGGCATGTCTTTCTCCTGCTGCTCATTGTCACAGGCATATTTGACCTCCACAAAATGCCGGAAAGGGATGTGGCAGAAGTCATCGCCCGACTTGCGCATCTTGCGCCAGATGCTGTAAGGAGCGCGGTAGATGACCTTGCCCTCTACGTTGATGCCGTTTGCGGCCAGCACCTCACGGATCTTTGAAGTGAAAGCATTCAGACGCTCCTGCTGATTCTCCTTGTCCTGCTGAATCAGTCCGACAATGTACTCGTACTCATGTGGACAGCGGTACCGAAAACTCAGATTTTCCAGTTCAATCTTCACATTGTACAGTCCGAGACGGTTTGCCAATGGAGCATAGAAGAAATCGGTCTCTCCAGCAATCTTCATCTGCTTGTCAGGGCGCATGCTGTTCAGTGTGCGCATGTTGTGCAGACGGTCGGCAAGCTTTACCAGCAGCGCACGGATATCGTAGTGGATGGAGTTGAGCATCTGCTTGTAGTTGTCCACCTGCTTGGAGATTTCGTAGTGGTCGGTGCTCTTCTTGGTTACGACGTTGACCAGGAAAGCCACATCGTCACCGAAACGCTGACGGATGTCATCGATGGTGTAGGCGGTGTCCTCCACAACATCGTGCAGGAAAGCGGCAATGACAGGGTTGGCACCCAGTTTCAGTTCCTCAGCCACGATGGTAGCCACAGCAATGGGATGGATGATATAAGGCTCACCAGACTTGCGCTTCTGCTCTGCATGAGCCTCGCGAGCCAGTTCAAAGGCAGCACGAATTCTTGTCATATCCTCAGCGGACACTCTCTTTTCCATTTCCATGAAGACAACCTGTGCCTTCTTCTGGATCATCTTGTCGTAATTCTGCATCATAACCTTACATCTTTTGAGTCGTTATACTTCTTTTGCTTATCTGTATATGCGTAGAGAGTGGCCAAAGTAACCGTTTCCTATCAGCAAAAATGAAAATTGCCTCCCAAATACTATTGAGAGGCAACTTCTTCTATGGTATGACAAGACTCCGCTACTCCATCTCAATAATAATGGCTGTATAGTTATCACCTGCTTTTTCCTCACAGATAGCACGATATTTCTCCGCTACCTGCTCCACGTCCTTGGCGCATTGCAAGGTGTGCAGCAGTGTTGTATCGTCAATAGCATTATACAATCCGTCCGAGCAAAGGAGGATGCGGTCAAGCGGCTGAAGTTCCACTGTCTTAACATCTGGGACGGCATCTTCTGGATGACGGGTGAAGAATGCCCTGTTTATGTAGGGCAAACTGATTGAACTTGACTCGATGTGATCAATGGTTCGATACTTGACATTGCCCTTGATGTCAATGACATAGCAGCGACTGTCACCAGCATGAGCAATGGTTGCTTTCTTCCCTTCGATGCTGCACATGACGAGGGTGGTTCCCATCTGGTAATAGCCAGATTTCTCGTCCAATGTCTTGCTCGCAACCTTTGCCGCATCCTGTACCTTCTGTTCAGAGTCGGACTCATCTGAGTGCTGCTGCCAGTACTCCGAGAAAGCATCACAGACTGTTTGGCTGGCAACTTCACCGCAGGAGTGGCCACCCATACCGTCACAGACTACAAACAAGGTTCGCTTGTCTGCAATTTCAACGATATTGAGACTGTCCTCGTTGTTCATCCGAGGCCCTTTTTCTGTAAATTGAATAAACTTCATACTCGTTACTATTTTATATCCCACCCCTTGTTATTCAAGAATGCCTTGCACTCATTACAGAAGGATGGTGTTTGAGAGAACTTGTTCCCGTGTTCAGCATCTACCATGAAACAATGCTGATTGCTGCAATGGTTTAATCCGAAGGAATGCCCCAGCTCGTGCATCATCAACTTCATCAGGTGGTCATTGCTATGCTGTTTTCCTGATGGACGAGTGGATGATATGACTGCCACGTATGCACCTACAGGACTTACACCGAATATGCCGTATGTAGGTGATAGTTCATTGGCTTTGAAGATAACCTCATCCGTCAACCCCAGCACTACGTTCCCTTTGCGAAGCTTGGTTAGGTCTTTCAGCAAGCCCGTTCCACTGTATCGGTTCCGCTCTTTGTTGTAGTATTCCTTAGGCAGCGCCAAAGACTCTTTCTGTATAGAGACGGATGGATAGGCTTCTTTCAGTGCATCAGCTAGCATCTGTGCTTTCTGGGCAGGGAAATCGTCATAGAGGTACAGACTAATGGCTCGTAATTTTGTAGTCTGCTTGACAGTCCCCTTTGGCTCTGTCTTTTTTGATGGAGTGTTACCCTTACCTCCCTGACAAGCCACGAGCATCATACAGGCTAGTAATACCAGACTTTTATAGATTGCCCTATTCATAATAATACAAATTGCCATAATTAAACGTTGTCAATGGGGATTGCACGTCATCCAACTCTTTCATCCGTATTGGTGTCTGTTCTACTCCATATGTTTCCATACAGTCCTTTAGCCGAATGGTGAACTTTTCCATTTCCGTGTCTATCTCATCCTTGGTTGTAGGAACTCCCAAGTCAATGGCTTCTTGCAATTCTGAAATGATCATGCCCGAGAACAATCCATGAAGTTTGTACTTCTCTGCAAACTTGTTGGCATAGCACCAAATACCGATGCAAGTCTTGTCTCGCAGGAACTGTACATGTTTGTCTGTAATCATGAAGCGTTTGAAACTGCCATCTTTTTCTGGTTTTGAAAACAAACCATATTCATTGCCGTGTCCCAGCATCATTATGACATCATCGGCACGGAGGGCTCGTTGCACATCAGAAGAGGTGTTTCTCTCTGTAATGCACAGCTTCACATCCTCTCGCTGCTGATACAGAAGTGAGAGGACTTGCGTGGTAGGGTCAGTGGCGTGAATGACTATCATATCAATTCTTTACATCTTTGTTACTTCACCTCTATAGAGGTCATCTGCCATATGAAGAATCAGCTCGTGCATCTCCAAGTCATCCTTGTAGAACTGAGGAATAGATTCGTACCCAATGGCTGCACCAATGATGTTACCTGTCACGGCTCCTGTACTGTCGCTGTCGCCACCATGATTAACGGCAGCAATCATGGCATCTTCAAAGCTGTCGAAATGCTTCAAGGAGCAGTAGAGAGCAATAGCCAATGCTTCGTCTCCAGTCCAACCCTCGCCCAAATGACCGATATTCTCCAAGTCAGTCTTGCCATTGTCGAGCAGGAATATGGAACGTTCTGCCAACTCTGCCATACGTTCCACATCGTTGTGGTAGGCGTTGTAGTGCTTGCGAATCATGTCAACACCTTCCATAATATAGCGTTTCATGCTTTTCTGAGTTGGCTCAATGTCACGCGCCAGCCTATAGATGACGTGGGACATCAGAGCGGCAGAAATATAGCCCAATGGATGCTGGTGGGTAATTTCTGCTGCTTCACCTGCCAGCAGGTCAGCCTCCTCTATGTTCATCCTGTCTTGGACAGCCGCATACAATGGGATTGGAGCAATACGCATCACACCACCGCATCCCTTGCTGTTATTCATCGGGTCTTTCCCACGATAGATGTCATCCAATGATGACATACAGGTATTGCCTGGCGCACGGCGATGGTTCAGTTCTGGCACATCACTTAGCCAGCAATCTCTGTACTTGGGCGATTTCTTTCCGATTTGGGTCAGATACCATTCAATGTAGGCTCTACAGATACCATACTTCAGCGAAATGCCTTGTTTCTTAGCGTTCAATAGTCCGTTTGCAGTAAAGAGTGTCATCTGGGTATCGTCAGAGACAACAGCCTTACCGACTTGTTCTGTCTCATCCAACCAATGTTGCCTTGTGTCCAAGCGTGTGATGCCACGCTCGCCATATCGTTTCTGAATTTCCCCAAAAGAGTAGATGAACTCTACGGGATAACCCAATGCGTCACCAATTGCTCCACCAATCAGCGAGCCTCGTATTCTGTCTTGTAATGTTTTCATTGTTCTTTTGCATTTAGATATTCAAGTACACTATTCCAATTAGGGAACTTTTCAGAACCAAACTCTATCCACTCTCCAGCGAACTCACTTGTTCCGTTCTTGCCTCGGTCGTCTATTAAGTAATCGCCTTGACACAAGTCCTTTCGATGGGTGATAACCATACGCTTGTGAAACACATCGTCTAGATACTTCGTCACCCAAGATACCTTATCCGACCATGCAGAAGGATTCTTACAAGGTGCTGTGGAGAGGATAAACATGTCGTAGCGCTTCTGCAACTCGTGCATGGCATCGATGGCTCCAGGCATGGGCTTCATCAGTCCGAATAGTCCGGGGATTTCGTCCAAGCGTCCTTCATATTTTTGCTTCACCTCTTCACTGACCTGAGCCAAGCCTGACTCAAAATCCACCAAAACAATGTCCATATCTACGAACACACGCTTCTTCCGCTCTACGCCCTTATCACGCTTGTCATAGTTATCTCGCAGTTCTGTGAGTATCGTGCAAAGTTCGTCTTCTGTCAAGATGGTCTTGAACGGATTACTTTCACCACGAGAATGGTAGAGTATCTGACCTCTTGTTGACATCAGAGCTGTACGGAACCTCTCGTTCTGTTCAAACATTGCCTGATATGCCCGACGGACAAGTTGCCCATATTCTTCAGATTGTCTGTCTATAGCGACACCCTTCCACCATACTATTTGGTCTGTCTGCCAACCTGTAGAAGTCATCTTCTTGGCATTCTTTCCTTTCATCTGGCATATCTGACGTTGCTTGTCCTTATCCTTTTGCTTCAACGACTGAAGGAATCCCTCCATGCTGCCGCATACCATTCCGTCAAAACGGAAACCGTTACTGCACAGGTTGGAAAGCACATCAGCAGGGTAATCACTCTTTGACCATATATCTACAGCCTTACCCCTCCATACCATCCACTTTATATATAATTTTCTAAACATGACTTTAATACTAATGACTATATTGTTATATGAGTTGCAAAATCTATCTCATCTATCATAACAGCCTATACTTTATCTTGTCCCAGAATGAAAATGGCGTTGTTCTTCCAAAGAAACGGTCGGCCTCCCATTTTCGGCGAATAGCCAAACCTTTCAGCCTCTTTCCTCCGCAATATGTCCATCTCAGAAACTCATTGCGAATTTCTTCCTCAGATCTACCTTCACGTATATATCTAAGCAAAGTTGAAGTACGCAAGTTTTCTATTCCACAGTTATATGCATAATCAACAAGAGCATCAAACTGAAACTGACTATAACAAATATTTAAACTGTCAACATAAGACTCAAATTCTAGCAAATCTCCAAGAAGTAATTGTTCTGCTGCTTTTCGACTAATACAATCACCATCCTTAACATCTGCAGTGTGTCCGTAGCCGATAGTCCACACGCCTTTTGCGTCTTGATAAGCCTTGCGACGAAAGCTCTCAAAATAACGGATACTTTTTACCAGTATATCACTTGTTTTCATTGCATATAAAAATAACCATTCATTTATCTATCGGCAATTACACCATCAGAATGCTATCTGCCAATACTCACTGGCATTACCACCATATTCTTCAGTTAGCAATGCCATGAACAACGCTATATCATGTTTGTCATCAGTACAGGTATACTGTTCAGGCTCACGGTTTACCATCAGTTCCGTTATTTTGCATGTTTCACCATCGTCTTCATACTTGGCAACATAGATACAGAAGCCCGTCCAACTGCGGTAATACCTGATTGTCTTTTCGTCGCAGTACATAAACCAATGGTCTTCCATTGCATCTGGTATGTGGCCATACTTCACGATACGCATAGCAGCACTCGGAATGCTCTCATCCATTAGAATAGTCGTATGCTTTTCAGGCATAGGCTCAATGTTCCAGCTATCCTTTGTAGCAACTTTTGTCTTTTGGGGAATGGGATTCTCCCCATTGAATCGTTTGGTAGAATTTCCTGCCCCCATCTTCCACATCAGTAGAGCTTGACGGCCAAGTTCCTCTTGTTTCATTTCCGCTGCATATCGAGCGATGAAATCACTTTGTTCTTGTGTTTCAGGAGTATGCCTATAGGCAGATTTCGGACAATCGGAGAATGCTTTCTTCAATGCATTCATAGTCTCCTCAATGTCGTAGTTATGCTGATGAGAAAGCAGACATCCCACAATGGTTCCTGTCCGACCAACACCACCCCAGCAATGAATATACACTTTGTTTCTGTCACTTTCATTCAAGATTCCCTGAATTTGCCCAATCAATTCTTTTACAGATTCTATGCTTGCTGGTATCGATACATCTTGAATCGGGAATCTGATATGCTGCATCCTTGAATCAAGCATCTTAGCGTAAGGACGCAATTCACCTTCTTCCGTCAAATCGATGAAGTGAGTGATTCCAAATCGTTCAAACTGTTTGATTTTCTCAATGCTTTTCTTATCGTCATAGTCTCTGGGGTACTCTCCGGCATACACTCTATCCATAGCCATATAACTGTTTCGAATGGGCTTTCGGGGACAGATTGACTCCACGAAAGTTTGAGACAAAATGATATTCTTCACATCAATAGCAGCTTGGAACAACGGAGATATTTCCCCTGCCTTGAATCCAGCAATGCCACAACCGATCTGTGTCACATAGAATTTAAGGTCGGGACGTGTTTGGGCAAAGCGGATGAACTCATCCACGTAGGGCTTGATGGTCTCTACGCCTCCCTGCATGGTGGGAATAGCATAGCTCTGTCCTTGCAGACCCACGCCTTGACCCCATATTGCACCAAATCGTTCGTATGCCAGCCGTGCCGCACCACCGCCATGTGCTCCAGCAAGGTTGCTACCAAAAACAAATATCTCATTCGGTTTCAGCTCTGTGATTCTTTCGGGTGTATATTCTCTGTTATTCATAATCTTCTATTGTCTTGATTTTACAATTTCTTCCGCCTCTTTACGCATCTTGTCTAATTCACCATAACATTCATTGATGTTCTTGAACTTAACCACGACCTTGGCATTCTGGTCGATGAAACCATAGATTGTTATCTCTTCATCATCGGTCATGCCGTAGCCGTCCTCGTCCATGTAATAGCGACCATCGGGATTGATCTGCCAACTGACTTCAGCCACTCCATTCTCAAAATGACGTATGAATGAAGGGAAATGAAAAGAGAGTGCCCTCGCTCTACCTATGGCATCCTCTGGCAAATTCTTCAGCGACTCCCAATCAATGTCATCCTCGGTGACTGTCACAAGTTTTTGGTCTTTGTTCATGAACTCATAGGCACACTTAGTGTTGTGGTTGATAAGAAAGCGATGCTTCCACCATCCCCACATTGTTTCACCTATCACAGCCATACCTTCACCGATGTCTGAATACTCATAAGGACGCTCCTTGTATTCATCGGTATTTAGGACTTTGTAGAGTTTTTCTGCTTCACTCTCACTTCCCAACAGTTTGCTGATTTTATCGTATATGCTCATGGTTCTTGCTTTTATTAGAATGGGAAATAATCTTCTGTCTCATCAGTCGATGTCACAATTTGGGTTATCTCTGCAACAAACGCTTCCGACCTGTTCATCCATGCACTTTCTTCGTTCACCACCGATCTCTTGTCATATTCTTCATCGGTCATTGTCTTGTACTTCTTGGGAAGAGCATAGTAGAGATGCTTTTGGACAATGATGGCAAGTTCGTCCTTGTAGTCATAGTCCGATATGGACTTGTTGCTGAGTGCTTTGTAGTTTTCGCTGTCACGGACAACATCCTGGACTTTGCTGTCCCATGTCCTAAACGCTGTTAACACATCGTCACTGCCCATCTTCTCCAAATAATACAGGGCGATGGACACGTCGGCGAAGTCCGATGCCGCCATCATCTCACGTCGATGGGGCATGTAGTCTCTCGACAACTCCATGGAAGGGTTCCAGTGGAATGCAATATCTCGTACTATTTCATACAAGGTATCTGTTGCCTCGTCATCATCAATATGTCTTTCTGCATGTGACAATGCCATCAGGTAGTCCGTCTTGCTCAACTTGCTTTTGTCTATCACAAAGTCGCTATCCTCTGCCAGCCTTCGACAGATGAAGTAATAATCCCGGCCTTCATGGAATAGGTCGATATGCTCCTTGAGATATTCCTTCGGAAAATGCCTGATGATGACCCATGAACATTTCTCTTCGTGGTAGGCCTCCCAAAGTACCTGCACCTGCGGCTCAAAGGAGGCATCCCACAAATCAAGGAGTCGGGAATAAGCCCAGTCTCTATCGGAGATACCCGAATCAAGAAAGGCTGCCATAATCCTCTTCTGGTCTTTCCAGTCAAGACCGAAGAAACGCCGCTGAATCTCATTACGAGCGTCAGTCACTTTGCCACTCTTCTTATTCTTATAGTTTCTGATGACTGTGGCAATGGGGTTGTTTCTTGATACTGTTCTCAT